ACAGCCACACGGCTGACAATCTGGATCTGACCCAACTGCACCTGTTAAATATTGATGACGCCGTTCACGGGCATACGGCAGATAATCTGGTATTAACGCAGGCCCATGTTCTTGTCGTTCAGGACGCTGAACATTCGCATGAGGCAGATAATCTCACATTAACACAGCTTCATGTGCTGACCGTACAGGATGCTGAACACAGCCACACGGCTGATAATGTCACACTGACCATTGACGATGGCTCTATATTATTGTCGATCACTGATGCGGTTCATGGTCATACAGCAGACAATATAATTCTTACCGTGGATATTGTAACTGTTGAAACACTACAGGCTGGTGCCGATGACTGGCCTGACTACTTGTTGCGCTATAATCCCTATGCGATTGACTTGAAAGCCCAGGACAATCAGGATATGCAGGATATCGTGGATCTACTGGCGTTACGGCGGAGCATCTGATGGCCTCACTGAAACAATGTCTGCAACAACTTGGACTGGGAGAACACGAGGCCGCGATCCTGCTGGGCAGCCAACAGGAGTTGATGAGTGAGGAGGATCTGACCGCCAAGGATGCCGCCGAACGTGCCATTAACGATCATATCAGCAGCTTGCTGGACGAGAGACGCAACCTGATCCAGCAAGTGCTGGAGCAGAAACCCGAGTTTGCCGAACCCGCTGTCACTGTGGACGATGCTGCCCACATTGCCGCCACTTCACCCGAAAATGACCTGTTACAACCCACCGCTGCCCAGAAAGAGGCCGGGAACTATCAGAAAGGTCATATCCAGGTCATGGGGCTGGATATTGCCATTGAGAACCCGCAGGGCTCACGCCGCCGCCCGGAATGGCCGGAATTGAATGATCATTATGGCTATTTCAACCGGACCGAGGGCAAGGACGGTGAACAGATTGATGTGTTTGTGAAGCCTGGTATTGCAGAAGACTGGCAGGGCAATGTGTATGTCATTGACCAGATTAACCCGGAAACCGGCAAGTTTGACGAGCACAAGGTCATGCTGGGTTACGGCTCTCAAGGTGCCGCCCGCGTCATGTATAAGCGCAACTATACCAAGGGCTGGCAAGGACTGGGCGCCATTACGGAAATGACCCAGGAACAGTTCAAGGAATGGCTGGCCAAGGGCAGGACCAAAAAACCGGTCTCTGACAGTGTAGAGGCAGCACCGGGAACTGATATTGCCACTACGTCACCAGGCTTGCGGGTGGAATTCATGGGTAAAAGTTACCCGGTCGAATCTCTGGCGGATGCCAGCCGTAAATGGGATCAAGTGCGTGAAACTGGTAATTTCGGCGCCTCTGAACTGGAAGCATTCCCGCTGGTGTATGAGGGTGTCACCCTGATTGGGTATATCGCCTATAACGGCAAGATTTTCGCTGGGCATCCGGACAGTGACAGTGATCAATTACTGTACCCCACTCAAGAGGATACCAGAATAGAATGGTACGAGGCATCGGCAAAATCAGTCCAGGTGCAGTTGAACCAGGATCAATCATTGCGCGAATTGGCCGTTGCCTTGTCAAAAGGCTTCAAGGACACCCAGACCAACCGTAACCGGCGTGATAAAGAAATCACCAGCAAAATCATGGAAATCCTGCCTGGTATTGTTGAGAATGTTGCTGGTTACGCCATGCCGGATTCATTGCGTGAACCGTTCAAACACTACATCACAGAAGCATTAAATAATCCGCAGCGGCTGAAACAGGTAGTTGATGAGTACATCAACCGCAATTTCAAACCCGCCAACCCGACCGTGGATGTATCACTGGTGCAGGGCAATGTGCATAAAGAAGCCATGAACAATGTGGGAGTTTTGCAGGCCGCAGGACAGCATTATGAAGCGTTCAAGTCTGCACTGACCCAAGCATTACTGGACGCGATTGAGACCGCCCGGAAGAATGCCAAAGCCCAGAACAAATCAGCCCCATTCCTGAAAGACTATCTGGCGGCACTGGATCAACTGATGGAAGGAAATGCCATGAATCCGGCCATCTTCGGCGATCAATATTTCAATGGGGCGTTGACCGAGGCCAATAAGGTCAAGCAACGGCAGGAGGCGGAAAAACGCCGGGCGGAATGGCGTGAAGCCTCAGCCCAGATCATGGCGGATTACCTGGCCAAAGAACAGGCAGACAACAATCTGAGCGATGAGGATGTGGGAGTTTTACAGGCGGGTTGGGATCATGCCTTGGGCGGCGGGACATTATCCAACCTGCCAACCGCTGATTACCCAACACCCACCGATTTGCCCTTGTTGCGCAGTGGCTATGAAGCGGCACAGAACTTCATGGCAGAATATAAAGTGGGCGCAAAACGCGGTGCCAAGATGGAGGGCATCGGGCCGCAATTGAAACGCATGATGGATCTGCGCTGGAGTACCGCCTTGGCTGCTGATGAAGCCATCCGGAAAGGCATTGAGGACATTTTCAAACACGCAGACCGGGCCTCGTCCTTCCCGTTCATTCTGGATGGCGACGCTACACCGGGGACAACACTGGCCATGGAGTATGTCCGCAGCAAATTATCCCTGCCGAAACAGTGGGTCTCACGGAAAATCACCGGGTATAACTACAAAGACCCGGCGGGCATGCTGGAGGGTTATGTCTATACCAGCAATAAAAGTGAAGGCCGGATCAGTAAATCCAGCGTAGAAAATGAAGGCTGGCAGAAAAGGCTGGATGAAGTCCGGGATGCGGCTACCGAGTACGTCAATACGATGAACAATTATGCGCATGAATATTTTTATAACATGCGTACCGTGGAAGATGTGTTTAAGGGTTACCGCAGTTACCTGATGAAGGTGGAAGGTGACTCGGAACATGCCGCAGAACGGGTTGCCAAATCTATTACCTACCGGTTCGACGACGATCAAGCCGCCAAGCGCGGCGGCGCTGTCAACAAACTGATACGTCCCAAATTCGACCGGGTAGAACGGGAAGGGCTGCGCGATCACCGTAAAGGCAAGAACATCACGCTGGAGGAGTTACAGACCACGTTTGGATTCAAGGGGATTACGGTCGGCAACTACGTCACGTCCACACAATTACAGGATCACAGTAACTATGCCTATGACGCGTTCATGGATCTGGCGGAGAAACTGGGCTGGGAGCTGGCGCAGATCGGGTTCGGTAACCGCCTGGTGCTGGCCTTTGGTGCTCTGGGGCATGGCCGCCATGCCGCCCATTACAGCAATCGTCACCCGGTACTGGACCAGGAAAACAACCCGACCGGTGAGGTCACGCCCGTTATCAACCTGACCAATACCCACGGCGATGGCACCGTGAATCATGAGTATTTCCATGCCATTGATTACATGCTCCGGAACAAACACCACGGCCAGCAGGTGGCGCATGACGATGAAACATTACACCCGTATCTGCAGCAGTTCATCGGGTTGTTGCGTTATCAACTGACCACACCGGAGAAAATGGCGGCACGTGTTGCAGATTTTCTCTCCGGCCATACCTTTTGGACAAGCAGCAAACACAATGGCCGGCTGTGGAATGCACGTCATGCCATTACCCGGTTGCGTAGTGGTCTGAATGGTTTTGTCAGGAATGGTGAAAGGGGTGATGCCTGGAGTTCTGCTGGCTCCCAAACAGATTATTTCAAACACGCCAACGCGTTGGGCAAGGACTACTGGGGCAATAAGCGGGAAATGTTCGCCCGCGCTGCGGAAGCCTTTGTCTTTGATACGCTGGGTGGCATGGACACCTATCTGGTCAGTGACTGGGTGGCAGATGGCAAGGTCACCAAGAGTGCCGGTTATCGCGGTACACCCTATCCGGTTGATGAGGAACGCCAGGCATTCAATGAATTGTTTGAACAGTTCCTGAAAGACATTGCTATCGGCGAAGACGGTTACCCGGTCATCAAGGTGGCGGAAGACCAGTACCCGATCAAAAAACACATCGGGGAACTGCTGGAAGCACTGGACAAGATTGAAAATGGATTGCCCGCTGGCAATAAAGTGATGAGGTCATCGGAGGCCAAGATTGAAGCCGAGGCCAAGGCGTTAAAGGACAAAGCCGCACAGGAAAAGGCTGAAGAAGAAGTCCGTCAACTGCGCGAATCCATGGTAGACAGCCCCACTTTTGCTCCACCGGATGATATCCAGGATCTGAGCACCGAGGATCTGGAAAACCTGTTTGATGAGGCCCTGTCCGAAACCGAGGAAGCGGAGCAGGAGAACACTGGCACGGATCAAAAGACACCGGCAACGAAGCTGGTAGCGGCCTTGTTCGAGCGTGGATTCAAGACACCATTATCGTGGCAGGACTTGTTCAAACTGGCGGATCAGGCGTATGGCGGCACGCAGGCTGAGGGCGTCTATACCCCGCGTGATGCGTATGACGCTATGGAGATCGCCTTTAACCAGTGGTTATTAACAAACGAGGCTGTTGTTCGTGATATCAAGTTATCGGATATGACCACGGCCAAAACAGAACTGTCCTTACTGAATAGCGCCATCAATAATCTGACCACCCAGACCAAGCGGACTGAGGAACAGATGGAATTCCAGCAATTCAGCACGCCTCATACCATCGCCTATGTGATGGCACGGGCAGCTAATTTGAACCGGGATGATATTGTGCTGGAGCCCAGTGCCGGCACGGGCAATCTGGCCACATTGGCGCAGATGTTTGGCGCGAATTCACTGATCCTGAATGAACTGAGTGATCGCCGTGCCAATCTGCTGGAAATGCTGACCACAGAACACCCGACCCGGGAGGATGCTGCGCACCTGCATGACATTCTGGCAGCGGAAGAAGTACCGACTGTCGTGATTATGAACCCACCCTTTACTGCAACGGCAGGACGGGTGCCTGGGAGCCGCGACAGTAGTGTGTCCATGAACCATATCGAGCAGGCGCTGACCCGGTTGGCGCCAGGTGGCCGGCTGGTCGCGCTGGTGGGTGAAGGACTGGCATTGAACAAGGCGCAAGCCAGTGGTTTCTGGCGTGAAATCCAGCGCCGTTACAATGTCCGTGCCAATATCGGCCTGTCCGGCGAGGGTTACCGTAAGTTTGGTACCACGTTTGATAAACAAATTGTGATAATTGACAAGACAGGACCTACTACAAGCATTATACTTACTACTGAATTCAAGGCGAATAATGCACTGGAAAACTTGTCCAATACGATAGAAGCCCTGGAGGAGATACGCAATGACAGAGTTTATCCCGGAGAACAATACTCCGATCAATCAGGCCGCCAAGAAACTGCTGGGTACGGAAGCCGGGCCGGAGACGCTGTACCTGCTACAACTGGCGCGGCTGGAACCGCCACCGGTCAATTCCCTGCTGGAGCAGGCGTTGAACCAGTTGGAGACGTTGCCGCCCAAGGTGGTGATGAAGATACTGGAAGATCCGGAGTTGAACCCACTGGAGGCCAGCGACCTGGAAGTGCTGGCACTGGACGGCGCCCAGGTAGCGGTGCGCAGTTGGATCGAGGAGGCCATGGTCGAGAACTGACCGATATCCTGACTGAGGCGGCTGATCACGGCGCCAAAGGGGTATCCGAAGCACTGACCGGTCTCTATGAATTATTCGGCGGCAACGCCCTAAAATCCTTCCCTGCGGGCTTTGATGATCTGACCTATGCCCGTGCCAAACCCCATTTCGAGAAAGCCTGGTCTGAATTCAAGGCCGCTGGCAAGTCCTTAAAAGAATTCTTTAAATTCCTGATCCGTAATTTCGGGGAAGGGGTCAGGCCGTATGCCATCCAGTTTGCCAATGAACTGACGCAAAACGGTGATAACGGCAAAACTACCAACAAGAACATTGAAATCACCAGCGATTATGCTGCACTGGATCGCGTAGAAAATATCATGCAGCATCAGGCATTGACGGACGCAGTATTCGATGCGTATCAGCCATTTATCACACTGCCGGGTTCCAAGCCACACCCTGGCACCCTGGTCGAATCTGCGGCCATGGCCACGGTCACGCCACCATCGACCAGTTATGTGCCTAACCTGCCGAAGAAAGCCATTGAGTCAGGCGCCTTGTCCAATGCCCAGATTGAACAAATCATCCGGGCGGGCGATGCCCACGATAAAATGCTGCCCAATGGAGAGCGGCGCGGCTACTTCATTGGCGACGGATGTGTTGCTGGAGATACGCTGATCCTTAACCCAGACACTGGGATAGAAACGCCTATCAAGACATTGGCTGAGGCTGGCAGGCCAATCAGGGTGCTATCGTTGACTGCTGATGGTTTCGAGGCTTTTAATGCTCAAGCGCCATTCAAAAAAGGCGAGGATGATCTGTATCGGGTCGTTATGCAAAGTGGCCGTTCAGTACAAGTTACGGTAAATCATAAATTTTTCACACCTTCCGGCTGGATGCGTATCGTAGACGGTTTAAGCGTTGGGCATTTTCTCGCATCCGCCGAAGCCCTGCCGGAGAATGATTCGGCGTCCGCCCAGTCAATTCATGCCGAAGATGATCCGCATTACAGGCAAACACCTGAAGATTGTCTGGGACGTTATTCTGCGTATCTCCGTCAATGTGGTGTACGACTTCAAGACGATCCAGATAACGGCCAAGAATTTGCTCCATTACAAGGCGATGAGCACGCACATATCCCTGTGCATTCTTGTGCGGATGGTCAGGACATTTCAGGAGAATATAGCCATCGGCGTCCGTCATCTGGCCACCTTTCCAAAAGTAATTTTTCTCCATTGGAGAGCCGCGACCCTTCTTTGATTTCAAACCCAGAGCTCGTAGACGACGCTCAACAGTCGCCGTCGATACTTCCAACTCATGGGCAATTTGCTGGTGGTTCAGTTGCGCTTCATCATTCAACTGGCGCAGACGCTCATCATCTACAGGCGCACGCAGCGCGTTTATCTCAGAACGAGAACGAATCTGAATGCCATATTTCATTAGAAGGCAGGCCACAGTCGGCGGTGTCACGCCATAACGATTCGCAAGTTCAGTCGTTGGAACACCAGCCTGATAATCTGCGATTACCTGCGGTACCGCCTGCTCTGGGATCGAGTTTCGTGGTTTCCTCATGTCAATATTATGGGGGATGGGACAGGATTGTGTCCATAGAATTATCAGGACGTGCTGAATTCTATGATATGTGGGTACCAGGGCCGGAGAACTACATTGCTGGCGGTTTGGTGCATCACAACACTGGTCTCGGCAAGGCGCGTGAAGTTGTTGGGGTGATGACGGATAACATCCGCCGTGGCCGGAAGCGCCATATCTGGATCACCAAGGATGACAAATTACTGGACTTGGCACGGCGGGATTGGAACAGTGTCACCGGGGAAGATGCGAACAAGATCATTACCAACATTAAACGCTGGAAACCGGAAGATCCGATCACTCTGACGGAAGGCGTGTTGTTTGTGTCTTACGGCACCCTGCGCCAGGCATCCACGAAAAGCGGCGGTAAATCCCGCATGGAGCAGATTGCAGACTGGCTCGGACCAGACTTTGATGGCGTGATCGCGTTTGATGAAGCCCATAAATTAGGAAATGTGATTGCCATGAAAGGCAAACGTGGCCGGACCAAACCCTCACAAACAGCCCTGACTGGCGTGGAGTTGCAGACCAAGGTGCCACAGGCGCGGATTTTATATGTATCTGCCACAGGTGCCACCGAGGTCAATAATCTGGGCTATGCCAGCCGCCTTGGGCTCTGGGGTGAAGGCACGCCGTTTGCAGACAACGTGGCCTTTATCGAAGCTATCAGCAGCAAGGGTGTCGCCGCCATGGAACTGGTCGCCCAGGACATGAAAGCACTGGGTATGTATGGCGCCCGTTCCCTGTCCTACCATGATGTGACTTACGGCCAACTGACCCACGCACTCACGCCGGAACAGGTTGAAATGTACGATGTGATGGCCGAAGGGTGGCAAGTCATATTACAGAACATTGGTGTGGCACTGGAAGCGATTGGTGCTGTCAATGAGGAAGGCAAGGTCAAGGCCAAGAATGCAAAATCATCCGCCTTGTCCGCCTTTTGGGGAGCGCACCAGCGGTTTTTTAACCAGGTATTGACTTCCATGCAGATGCCATCCCTGATCGAGGACATTGAGAAACGCCTCGAGGAAGAACACAGTATCGTGCTGCAACTGGTGAATACCAATGAAGCGCAAACCGAACGCGCTGCCGCACAGGCGGCCAATGAGGGGATCTCACTGGATGAACTGGACATTACCCCGCGCCAATCCATCATGCAGTTTCTGGAATCTTCCTTTCCGATCCATAAATACGAGGAAACAGTTGACAGTAACGGCAACAAGATCATGACACTGGTGGAGGATTCGCAGGGCAACCCGGTGATCTCTGCCGAGGCCGTGGCCATCCGCGACCAGATGCTGGACATGATCGCAACGATTGCTATACCTCACGGCCCGCTGGATCAGATTATTGATCATTTTGGCGTGAGCCAGGTGGCTGAGGTCACCGGCAGATCCCGTCGTCTGGTCACAAAGAAAGGAAAAAAGGCTTGGGAGAGGCGCAGTGCGACTGCGGTGGGTGCCGATATTTCCCAATTCATGGAGGACAAGAAAAAGATCATGGTGTTCTCCGATGCAGGCGGTACCGGCCAGGACTTTCATGCGGATCTCAGGCGTAAGAACCAGCGCAAGCGGTTCCATTATCTGGTGCAACCTGGCTGGCGTGCTGATAATGCCGTGCAGGGTTTTGGCCGGACGCACCGATCCAATCAGAAACAAGCCCCGCATTATGTGCTGGTAACCACCGATCTCAAGGGGCACCTGCGGTTTATTTCCTCAGTGGCCAGGCGCCTGGATCAACTGGGTGCGCTCACTAAAGGCCAGCGTGAAGCCGGGTCGCAGGGGATATTCAGCGCCGAGCATAATCTGGAAACCGTGTATTCCGAAGAAGCCCTGCGTGGCATGGTGCGGGATCTGGCCAGGAACAAACTGGAAGGCATGGAGGGCCTCAGTATTGCTACGCTGGAGCATGAAATGTGGATCAATTTGCGGGATGAAGAAGGGAATGTTTCTGACAAGAAGACCCCGACCATTCAGCAATTCCTGAACCGGATCCTGTCACTGAAAACAGCGCGTCAAAATGAGGTCTTTGAGGCTTTCTTTCACCGGTTGCAGCAGGTGGTGGATTACCACCGTGAAATCGGCGATTTTGATGTCGGCATCGAGAATGTCACCGGGGATCGGGTCGAGAAAAAAGAGGAACGTATTGTACATACGCATGAAGGGACAAGCGCAGTCACCAAGTATGTCCGTTTGAATGTAGAAACACCATTGCACCCGATGACCTTCACCGAATTTCTGGATCTGGCTGAACGCCGCAAGGTATTGCATGAAGCCGTGTATGCGGTAAATGAACTGTCCAACAAGTTTGCCGCCTTCCTACCGACTGTGGACAAGACCACCAAGGAAGGTAAGGTCGTGAAACAACTGCGCCGGTATGACCCAACAGGCAGCAAGGCGGTCGAATACAGCGAGGTTGTCCAGCATAAGTATCATGATGGCACCTATTACATGGCAGGCAACTGGAAACAAATCGAGTCGCTGGAGAGTGCCGCCACTCACTGGCAGGAGGCTTTTGAAACAGCACCCAAGATCAAGTCCGCCGACACGCACATGATTGTGGGTGCCGTCCTCCCCATCTGGAGCCGGATTGTCCATGAAGGGGATCGCAGCGTGCGCGTCGTGCGTGCCCAGACCACTGACAGCCATGAACGGTTTATCGGGATGCAGATCCCCAGCGCCCAGATTAATGCCGTACTGAAAAACCTGGGTGCTGAACGTGCCAGCGTCCAGATGTTGCCTGCGGAACTGCACAATGCGGTGATGAAGGACGGTAAGACCCTGATCCTGGCCAATGGCTGGCAGATTGCCAAGCGTATGGTCTCCGGTGAGCAACGCATGGAACTGATCCTGCCCGCCGCTGATCGTTACCGCTGGTCAGCCAATTTACAGGATCGCGGCCTGATCTCGGAACGCATTAACTATACTGCCCGGTTCTTTTTCCCGCTGGGCAAGATGGAGCCGTTCAAGATCACCATCAAGAATGATCCGGTCGTGGAGATTGCCGGCGAACCCGATGAAGACATGCTGATGAGCCGGGGGGCTGAAGCGCCGGTCATGGATACCAGCACTGGTCCAAGCGGTGAGGCCGTAGAACAATACTTGCGTGACAAGCTGGGACATAAAGCCTGGAAGCAGTTAATGGACTCAGGCCGGTTCAAGATCATTTCCACCAAGCGCGAACTGCCGAACTGGGCGCTGGCAGAAAATGCCGGAGACGTGGCTGGCTGGTTTGATCGCAAGGCGGGCAAGACCTTCCTGATCGCCAACCGGTTAAGCCTGAATGAGGCTGATATCAATAATGCCTATGCCGTGTTACTGCATGAGGTTGGCGTTCATTACGGGATGCCGCAGATGCTGGGTGATAAACTCTGGATCCAGACCAAGGCGCATGTAGCCGCCGCACTCAAACTGGCCAAGCGTGGCGTGAATGGCAAACTGAATGAGGCCGCTGCCAATGCGGCATTGAAGGTGCCGGACGATACATCGCGCAGTAACTATACCGAGGAAGTCATTGCTTACATGGTGCAGGAACGCGCCAATCAGGAACTGCCGCTGGTGAAACGGATCCTGGCCGCTATCAAACGGTTCCTGTATCAACTGGGTTTAATTCGCAACCTAGATCCGAACATGCTGGTGAGCATGGCTGTGGCTGCCATCCGGCAAACCACACGTGAAGAAGTTTCCTATCGACCGCCCGTGCCTGCCCAGCCTGCAGAGGACGCAGCCAGCATCAACCGCACCCGCTTGGCTGATGTGTGGCAGAGTTACATTGCCCGTGGTGACCAAGCGTTCCAGGCGCCGCCCAGCGATGCAAAGGACTTAAAAACCCTGGTACAGGACATAGCTGCTGGTTATGACTGGACAGTGGAAGAACAGACCCAGCCGCCCATATTCGTTATTAAGGTGCCAAAAACGGATGAGATAGGCCAGTACGCCACACCCATAGTGACCATCCATAATCCTGACACTAAGGCACCCTTTGCGGAAATATTCAGCCCAGGTGGCCGCCGCCGTGGTGGTGGTGGCGCAAGGGCGTACCAGATTGCCATGGCATGGGCACGTAACAATAATAAGGTGCTGGTTCCGGATCGTACAATTACTGTTATTAATCGTCTGCGCCGCACCGAAGCCATGATCTCCTCCATGCTGAAATACGGCACCAGTGAACATCTGGAGCCACATATCGGGCAGTTTATCGGGTTATTGCCGGACGATATGTACAACCAACTGGATGAGCAGACCGCACTGGCGGATGTCACCCGTGAAACAGACCGGCATTCTGAGTTTTCTGATCGCAACTGGCATATCCGGGAACGATTGGAGCAGATAAAGGTAGTGTTGTGGCGGCCTGAGACAAATACTACTAGCAGTTTCGAGAAACGCCAACTATACTTTAATAACTTGGAGGCGATGCTGCTGGCCTCGGCTGCACTGGCACAGCGCCGCCTTCCGGACTTGAAAAATATCATTTTTAAGGATGGGCAATATTATGTTCAAGGCACTGCAAAACATTTCGCCACTGGAATTAATCCGCAGGGAAGACCAGTTATCCGACTTATATCCACGTTCCCGGTTGGAATGGGCATTGCTGATACTACGGCACAAAGGGCAGTTATTACCGCATCCGTTTTACAATCGGACTACGCCGGGTGGGTGGAGAAACTTGGTCGGGTCGCAGGTCAATATGTACCCGGTACGACTCAAAAGCATCCACTTCTGGCGCAAGGTATTGCGGGGTCTCTGGTATCAGACCTTGATTCAATTGGGATTGATGCGTTAGATAATAACCTGCTGTATAGCCGAGATACCACTGCTGCTACAGCCCCCACCCATGGCGAGTTTGCCCAGACCCTCGAACATGCCACTCGCAGGCTGGATCCCATCCGCTATGTCATTCAGGACAAGTTCATTGACCTGAAACACCTGCAGGAGGATACGGGTGGTGTCGCGGAAGATGAAGACGTCTACATGGCCGAGAGCATCTGGCAAGGCCGGGCGGGTGAACAATTGGACAGGTTCAACCGGGACAAGATCGAACCCATGCTGGAAATGGCAGGCAAGACCGGCCTTGCCATGGCCGAACTGGATGAATGGCTTCATGCCCGTCATGCCAGCGAAGCCAACGAATATTTGCAGCGCATCAATCCTGAGCGTGAGGACAACACTGCCCTGTCCGGCATGAGTGACGCCGAGGCTGAGTCTATCCTCGCCAAGCACCGGGACAACGACGCCTTGCAGCGTTTTGGCACCCTGATTGATGAAATCAACGCTGCCCGTGTCAAGCTGTTGATCCAGGGCGATCTCATTTCCGAGGAAATGGCCGCAGCCTGGCAGGCCAACTATCAGCACTATGTCCCCTTAAAGCGGGATGAAGCGCACGCCACCCTGCCCAGCCGTGGTCAAGGATTCAGTGTTCGTGGCCCGGAAAGCAAGCGCCGGCTGGGTTCCACCCGCGACGTAGTGGATGTGCTGGTCAATGTAGTGGCGCAATATGAAGCCTCGATCATCCGGTCAGAGAAAAACCGGGTGGCGCAAGCCTTGCTGAAGTTCGCCCAGAAACACAAGGATTCGTCCTTCTGGACCGTCGATGTGCCGAAGAAGATGGGCACGGTCAAGGATGGCGAAGTCAAATGGTTCAATGATCCGCGTGAATATGATAATGAACTCAAGGTCAAGGTGGATGGTCAAGTGCATACCATTACCTTTAATCAAAAGAATGAAGTGGGTATGCGTATCCTGAAAGCCATGAAGAACCTGGATCATGGTGATATCGGGCGGCTGACTCGCGTTCTGCTGGGGCTCAACCGGTTCCTGGCGCAACTGAATACCAGTTGGTCACCTGAATTTGTGATCTCAAATTTTGCCCGTGACCTGCAAACCGCCCTGTATAACATGACGGACACTGAACTCAGCAAGGCGGAACTGAGTGTTCTGAAAATGGTGCCTGGCGCCCTGAAAGGACTGCGTGCCAACCTGCGTAAAGGGGACAGGCACAGTGAATGGGGCGGCTGGGCCGAGCGGTTCCGGCTGGCAGGTGGTAAGACGGGCTGGATTGAACATTACCGCGATATCAACGAGCGCAGTCATAAGCTGGCCGACCAGATGAAACGGATCCAGGCTGGCAAATCTGGCCGCAATGCCTTTATGAAGCTGCTGGACTTTATTGATGATTATAACAGTGTGGTGGAGAACGGGATCCGTCTGGCCGCCTTCCGCAAAGCCGTGGAACTAGGGCTGAGTGATACCCGTGCGGCAGCGCTGGCCAAGAACCTGACCGTCAACTTTAACCGCCGTGGTATGGCAGGACCGACCCTGAATGCCATGTACCTGTTCTATAATGCCTCCATACAGGGTTCGGTGCGTATGCTGCAAGCCATGCTGACCAGCAAAAAAGGGCGCAGGCTGGCCTTGGCGACCATTGGCGTGGCCATCGTATTGGATATCATCAACCGTGCAGCAGCGGGTGACGATGACGACGGAGAGAACTATTACGACGCCCTGCCGGATCATATCCGTGAGCGGTACTGGGTCATCATGGGCGAGAAGGAACCGATCTTCAAATTCATGCTGCCCTGGGGTTATAACGCCCTGCATGTGGTCGGCCAGCAGTTCGGCGAATTAATGACGGGCGAACGCTTTGACGCATGGCACAGTGCCAGCCGGATAGGAGCCGCCATTGCCGAAGCCTTTAACCCGGTGGGTCATGCCACCTTCCTGCAGACTCTCGCACCAACCGTGGTGGATCCGTTCGTCCAGATAGCTGAAAACAAGGACTGGACCGGACGGCCATTGAAACCGCAGGAGATCCCGTTTGGACCCGCCAAACCACAATACCTGCAACACTGGTCCAGTGCCCGTGAGGTCTCGAAGGAATTTACCAAGTTCCTGAATGATATTTCCGGTGGTGATGAAATCCGCCCGGGTGCTGTTGATATCTCCCCGGAATGGGTTGATGTGTTCGTGGATTTCTCCACGGGTTCTGCCGGGCGGGTGGTAATGGATTCGTTCAACCTGGCACACAAGGCTGTGACTGGCGAACAAATCGAAGTCCGGGAAGTGCCTATGTTGCGCCGGCTGTACGGTTACGATAACAAGTATGCCATCAGCCAGCGGTATTATGAGCGTTCCATGGACGTGCAGTATGTGGACAAGCAGATTAAACAACTCCAGGGTGAGGAACGCCTGAAAGCCATCCAGAGCCCGCAAGCCAGATTACGTCTACTGGATCGGTCGGTCCGGAACCAGTTGCGGGATCTGCGTAAGCGCCGCCGTGATATCCAGGCCAATGATATCCTGCCATCAGATGAGAAAAAGCGCCGGATTGATGATATTGACAGCCTGATCCGGAAGCGCCAGGCATTCTTCAATCGCCGGTATGCGGAGACGGTACTCACTCCAAATTGATTGGAATTCCATTGGAATTTGATTGATAATTCAATCGTCCACCCGTTATGGGTGTCAACATGAATCTATAGGAGGTCGTTATGACCGATGAAAACATCAATCATCCTTCCAAACAAGCCTTATTAGAGGCTTCTCATGTCGCTGCCAAACCAGAAGATCTACTGAACTGGATCAGGGATGACTTGTGCAATGCCTACGCCGATTTTGATACTCACTTTCTGGTGGATATTATTCATCGGCAGGAAGGTGATGCTGAAGTTGGCGAGAATGTCGTTGAAAAGATCAAGGTCAGATTGTTTACCAATAACAATGAGTACATCATTTCCGCCTGTGCGCCCAAGGACACTGCAAACTGCGGATATCTGGGTTGCATTGCTACTTCACGGAAACCACGCGCCGGGGAAACTTGGACCCGTGGTCGGGATCTGCCGGATGGGAAGCTATGTTATGCCACTTGGTTAAAAATCCTACTCCGGATTGTCAGTTATGAACTGGTGAACATTTCCTCTTACGTGCTGGATCAACGTAACAACAAGGATACGCATGGAGTAGAGACTGGTGAATATTTCATTACTCCTGATAGCTGTACGGCGGAGGCTCCCCGGTCCTGATCCCGTCTTTCAGTTCCAGCAGGACAATATCCAGTATGGCCAGTATGGCCACCAAGGTCAGAGCGCCAAGGATGGCCTGACCTGTAGTCAACCACTTTCTATACAGGACGATGGCAAAGGCAATCAGGCAGAAGGTAATAAATATCCCGAAATAGACGGCAGATTCTTGCATGGCATTGGCTCCGGTCAGGGTTAAGCCATTTTACTCAGTCAAACCGACTATTCAATATCGTAGTACACGAATCCGCAGTTCATACAAAAAGTTTTCCAACGACCGTCTCCTAGCTTGCGCCCGGACTTGGCCGGTGTTTCCAGTGGTGCATTGCATGACATTTTAGATCGTGCGTGTAGTGCGTTCGGGCATTTTTCTGGATGAGTGGTCAATCGCAGTGGTATTGGTTCGCCACGTGACGGCCTGTATCTATTAACCGGTGTTTCAGCCAGCAAGCTGTCTATTTGTATGCCGTGTCCAACTACACCAAGTTTCATAAGTTATTCTTTCTAATTGTCAAGGAATAATACTGGCAACGCGACAACATATCCGCGTTCCGGGTAGTCAATCAGTTTCAATGTGCGTAATCTGCTGACCGTGTTTGCGAACCCCTTTGACATCATGTTGCTGTACCCTGCTTGTTCCATTAGTTCCTCCTTGGTCATGGCATCCGGGTAATTCCTAATCAATGGCTCTAATATCCTTCTGGCCGATCCGCCCAGCATCTGCATGACTCGTCCCTGCAATTCCTGTGTGGTGCGCGGCTTTATGGCCAGATTGGCAAACACCCGGCCTTCCATGGTGAGGCTGGCAGTGCCAGCATCGGGATAATCAATATAGCCAGCCGTGCGTAATTGGCTGATGGAATTGGCGAACCCCTTACTCATAATATTGGTGTACCCGGAAAACATGGCGATTTGCACACGTGGCGCTTTACCTATTCCTAACGCCTCCAGTTCAGCCATGGCATCTATGATAAATAAAAATATTAATAGCCTGATTTAATGTCATATTCATGGTTTCTCCAGTGCATCTCTTGCGCGTTGGCCTTTGTCTATTTCAACCGGATTATCTAATGTCCCAGTCGCAGAACACAATCTTGCAATTGTTCCATCATCAGGTTCAATAACCTGCATTTTTATATAGTAATTATCCTCAGCGGCATAAAACTCCAACACCTCCCTCAACCGCTTATTATCTTCCTGTGCCTGGATGAGTTCAAACACCCTTGCTTTATATTCATGCTCAATATTTTCTTTCCTAGATAGACATTCTGCATATAATTTAGATAATTCATCATTAGCATTTTTTAATTTTTCTATTAAGAGCTTATCCCTCATGGTTTATTCTCCAGCCCAGGATTCCGGTTTCTAGCTTACAAGCATGAGCATACATAGTCTCATGTAGACCACTTATCGTACTATTTCCAAGTAGTGCATCAGTTCTTGGGGTCATTCTCTTTGGCGCGGTCAATGGTGTCTTTCATCGTGGACTTGAGTGTATCCAGGTCTACAGGTTTTAATTGTCCGGTTTGCGGTGTATTGACCCCAAAAGTCGGCGTTGCTGATGAGTCGTAAGTGATTTTGGCGTAAAATTTTGTTTTGACGAATTGACGATTGCCGGGTGACCAGTAATAACATTCACCATTTTTTAATTCCGGCAGACGTTTGAGCGAATCTGTGACATCCGCGCCGGAATGATAGACCCATTCCTGCACGGCCTTTCTCTCATGGGTGCCGACCAGTTGAAATACTACCAGTGGCTCACACTGATTTAATACTTCCTTATTAACAGATTGCGGACGTTGGCTGATCAAGCTGCAGCCAATACCATAGTTTCGGCCAAGCCTGACTATATCCTCCATGGCTCCTACCATGCGGGTTTCATCTTTGCCGCATCGTTGTGGAATAAATACCTGGGCTTCCTCTATGATCAAGTGCATAGCGGTGCGTCTGGACTTTTGCCGATGGAATAGCTGCTCGGCAAAATCAGTGACAAACTGCTTACGCTGATTCTTCATGAATTGTGATACATCCAATATCAGGCTGGTTCCAGTCTCTGCCACAAAGTTAGCAACGAGAGAGCCGGATTGTGGTTCCAGTGGTATATCGCCGTGAATACCGCCGAGGATCGGGATTTCATATTTACTCGGTTTCTTGCCTGTGCTGTCGAGGCGCAGTCCATAATGAATACCGACAGGATCAAGAATAATGACCTGACAACCGGCATCCAATAACTGTTCAGAAAACTTCCCAGCGCCATAAGATTTACCTGATCCTTTTCTGCCCAAAAAAGCAGGCGTACTGGTGACAGCATCAATAGGCAAGGATAAGTCTTTTGATAATATAATTTTCTGTTTCATGCAGATGCTCTGGTAGCTTTATTTGTTATGCGCCAAACTGTAGATTGTGAGCATTTCATCATTGAGGCCACTTTACCTGGCCATAACCGCTTTTAAAACAACCGCGTTTCCATACCCAACAACCGGATTTATTATCTTTTTCAATGGCATTTAACAGTCTGCTTTCTAGCCTGAGTTTTAAATCAGGCGATAGGTTAAGTGTTTTCATTCAATCATCCTGTAATAACTTTGTTATTGATACGCAATAAAACAGCATTCTGTTTCTCTGACAGCGTATAGTCTTCATCCTTGTCCGCCAAGCTGTTGATGAAGTCATGCTCCCACTCGGACAGCATATTCTCGTTGTCCTGGGCTTCTTTAATCATGTTAATCTGGACTCTATCCATAGGGATACTCGCTGTGTTCTTTCCCATCCAGCAGACGGCCTGCGGCTTTTTTGCCGAGTTTTTCAATTCCAACTTCACGCAATTCGCTATCAGGCCAGCGACCATCAGGGATATCGACTGTTCCGTTTGCATCCATTAATTTCCAATCCCTGATCATATTTTCTTCATGTTCTTCAAATGGTAAATATTCACCCCATTGCTTAAAGAAAAACGGCACGCCCGCCGCCTTGCATTGATCGCGCAGTGATCGGAACCAGTCCGGGTGTGATGGTCGTGCGTGTGGGCCGGACTCGCCGCCACAAACCACCCAGTTCAATGGCGGTATGTCATGGAAACGGGAGATATTACATCCCCATGCTTCGGCCTGCTCTCCGGCTGTATGGCCAGTCAATGCGTTTATTTCACTATCCCCGTCCGGATCAAGCGCGGTCAGATCAATTTCACCCAGCAACGGCTCTGCACTGATCCAGCGGACAGCAGCAGGCGTTTGCAGTAACAGCGGGATACGTTCGTCGGCAGTCTTTTGATCTTCTACGCTAACACCGAGCCAGACGTTGGGGAGCGGCCAGTTTTCACTGATAACATTTTTAAAGTTAGTATAGCCGTGCGAGTGCTCGTATTCTGGATAAGACACAATGATTCCAGTGCCAGGATCGAATCCATTTGGATTCTGACGGTTGTGAGTTATGTAACCTGTTTCTGATTTACCACACGCATTGATCCATTTCATCATTCTCTCTGGGCGCTTTGTGAGTATCTGGAATATGTGCTTACCAATACATTGCGCCATGATTTGAAATACCTGCGCAATAAATTCATCCGGCACACTCTCATGGAACAGATCAGACATTGAGTTGACGAATATCATGCGCGGTTTCGTCCAGCGCAGTGGCTGATCAAGACGTTCCGGGTGGCACATAATATCGGTGAATTTACGTCCGGTATAAACATTCGGTGGTGTGCGTGGCGCGGACAGTCTCACCCAGTCACGTTCGGCATAACAGTTCTTGCAGCCATGGCTGACCTTGCTGCAACCAGTGACCGGGTTCCAGGTGGATTCTGTCCATTCTATGCGGCTTTTATCTGCCATGCCGACCGCCCAAACTGATATTACCTTCACCGCTTTTAATCAGTCGATCCCTGAATTCTTCCCGGTGTACCGGGACCTTTTTGGGCGCATCAATCCCGATTTTCACCTGATTGAAAACAATCTTGGTAACCTGAATATGGATATCGTCCGTCAATGGCACGACTTCATTCACGCCACGATTAACGACGTGACGATTACCATTCTCGGTAATCACCATTTCAACATTGTCGCGGGCGATCTTGGTTACCGTGACAGTGATATTGTCACCAATCGTAATACTCTCATTTTCGCGTCTGCTGAGTATCAACATGTTCTCTTTCCTCTGTGGTTTTTACAGATCTCAATGGCACGCTGGCAGGTGTCGTTATCAAACATGCCGATATGGCACTGTTCTACCGGGATCCCAAGTTTCCCTGCCAGCCATTCATACCATTTATTGCGGATGATATTTTTCATGTTGCCACGACGCCTATAACGGCGTTTGCGAATGGCATGTTCATACATCCAAAGCGGGTCAAATACGGCGTGGACTTGTGATTTCAATAGCCGCAGTTCCTTGTCCGCCAGCCGGCCCAGGGCCATGGTGGTGCCAGGGTGACAACCCACATACGCATTGCAAGTTGGATAATGGCTGCACACCCACAACGGGCCATAATATTTTTTATAGGGATAAGCTGCCAAATCACCAGCCTCGGCAGGCGTTGGATCCAGTAACACAGCATTGGTGTTGCAATACGGACAAACTGGAGGTACAGAAGCGCGGGCAGGGTGTGCGTCTATCTTCGGGTGTGAATGCCCCCTGTGGCTCCCAAGCTCCGGCGCCACCGCGCTCTGTACCATTGAATCGTCTACCATCGGATCACCTGCCCCTTGAAAGGGAGGCCATGTTCTTTTTTGATAAAATCAATTAATGCCTGTGATGAATCGAAACCATCCATCGCTGTGATGGCATTAATAAGTGCAGCAGGCAGTCCCAACATGGCATTGTAACCAAGTAGTGGGCGCAATCTTATTCACTTGCCGCCATAACCAACATACACCGCACTGTTTTTATAAATCCAGATTGTCCATACTGAGACGCATATAGTTGGCTCCGGTAATAATTGACTGCACTGCTTCGTGCGCATCCCAGTGAAGTGATACAGCTTGTCTCCCACTTTGATAGGCCGTTTGCGCATGGCGCGTATGGTCTGGCGCTTCCGGCCAGTAGCCACCAGTTCAGCAAACTGTTTTTTATAGTTAAAGGCTGGCATTGGTATATAAATCCTGAATATGGCCGGTTTCCTGCAACTCCAGAGGAACCGCCTTGAATTTGGAAATATTGTGCAGTGCTTTTTTATAGGTCTTTGCGGTTTTCTCGGCGCCAATGGCATGGCGTTCCAGTGAGGCTGCCGCGATTAATGTAGAACCACCGCCAACACAACAATCTGCAATCAAGTCGCTGCCATCTGAATAATCCTCGATAATCTGTTGCATCAACCAGACGGGTTTGCCGCCCGGCACTGCGCGTTTGCTGCGATCCAGTGCATTCTCGCCGGGGTCATGGGAAGCACCAATATATACACCGGGTAGCGCCCGCCAGAACCGCATGGTGCGTGGCCTGGATACGACCAGGTAATCTGTCCAGTTCGCCGGACCATCGCCCGCCAGCCTGACATTGCGGTACATTTGGATACAGGGAATGGGCGCAAAGACATAACGGCCTGCCCGTTTCATTACCTTGCTGTACAGTGGAATCAGATCGTGTGAAGTGAATATGCACATCCAGCCTTGGGTGCGCTCATGCCAGAAGTGGACACACTCGATAATCTCCTTGGCTGTCCACGGTTCATACGGCAGTCCTTTTGCGGACAGGATGGTAGATTTGTCCTTGGTATATCGCGGATCCTTCCTGCCGTGACGCTGGCCGCTGTGAGTCCGCTCGGAAAATGGCGGGTCGGTAATCAGGTGATCACACATAACATCGTGCATCACATCCTGATAGCGGCCATGGCGTAATTCGATAGTCATTCCTTACGCCCCCGGCAAAATAATCTTTGGCTGATCGGCAATATACTGCTCTTTCCCGAACATGAAATAAGGCACGCCTTGCAGGTAAATCCACAGATGCCGGGCGCCCGTGTCAGCGATATACCCGTCTGGCGGGTAAATTTCCACGGCGCATTTATCGTGATAGCCAGCCTCGCGCTTGAGGGTTTGCAGTTCCGGCCAGGTAATGTGATCCACCAGCTTTGCGTCAATCTTAAAGTTGGCTATACGACTGATCCCCATCATTAATAATTTATCCGGTGTAATTTCATTGATCTGCACCAGATATTTCCGGGAGCGTAATACCCGGATCAGGTTGGGCGGCGCTTTCTCGTCTTTCCAACTCTCGGGCGGCAATTCCACCAGATAGGTGGGCCATTGAAAATTCTGCTTGATAGCGTTTTGCGACTGTTCAGTGTGCAAGTTGTTTTTTTTCTTTCTGTGTCTGCTCATAAGTCACCTTAAAAGACCCGCCTCAGTGAGAGTGGGGCGGGTAATATGCTGCTGGTTACGCGATATACACCGGCAATACGGTTTCTTCCTTGATGTTTTCACACACCGCTTCAAAGGCATTATCAAATACCTTGTCGGGGCGGTGCAGCTTGTAGCGCATTATCAACACTCCTTCCCGGATGGTGTACCGGAACCACGCTTTCAGTGGCACCCGCTCATTGTCATGCTGGAACACCGGGATATTGATTTCAAACTGTTGCGGTATTTGCACAGTCCCATGTACAGCGGTCTTGGTTTCATATCGCAATTCAACATCGCCGGATTCCATACGCATGGCGGACTTGAAGCTGACATCCTGGGTGGCATCAAACCTCTGCACCAGTTCCAGCATGTCGGCGTGAGTCGGGTGCAGAAAGTCCGGCCCATTTTCCTGGATGAAGTCGCACAACGCCGCTTGCTGGAAAGGCTGTTTATTCATTTTCAGCCAAGTGTCCCATTCATTCGAGAGTTCCAGTTTAAGCACGCACGTATGATCGCACCAAGCCGGGGTAACCTGCTTGCCAGACGGTGAACTTTCTGCTGCGTGATAATCCAGAATGCAGCCGAAAGTGTGTTCTTGCGGTTGTGCGATCACAATGCTGTCGCTGTTTTTAAACCGGTTGAGGTACTCGATGAAACTCTTTTCAGCGGTGAGAATATGGGTTTGCTTCACCCGCACCGGTTGTGGCAGATACTGCTCCAGACTTTCCAGCTTCACACCTTCCTGCACAGCCAGCAACGGTGCTGCCAACTGCTCGATGCTGTCAATGACGTGTGGCTGAATGCCTTTGGCGGCCAGTTCCGCGATGAACTGTTCGGCCAGTGCGACCACTTCATGGCCGTCTTCGTCGTAGTATTTACGCATTCAATGAACTGGCCAGCGCGATTGGCATGGAGCCTGATGATCTGGGCCGCACGCTTTGCGCTAACTCCTTGACGTTGGTCTTGTCCGCATCTTCCGGGATCAGATCATACTGACGCGGATCCTGACGGTGCAGGTTGTTTTCATCGTCGGCAAAGAACATGGAAGCGTCGCGGTCGCGTTCCGGCATCTTTACCTTGATATTGTCGGCAATCTGCAATACATGCGCTGCCGCCCCTTTCATGCGCCGAACATCAATGGTCAGCACCAGTTGACCGGCTTTACCGGTTTCCTGGACGGTGCCGACCAGTTTGCTCAGCGCCTCGGACAACTCGGACTCGGTACGACCGCGCCGCAAGTTGCCAAGGATTTGTACAAAAGATCTCAATCCACTCATGGGTATATCCTCTTTCGTTGCTGTGGACATTCCCCCACAGCTTGGGAGTAAAAATTCACTCGTTCTCAGGCAATGCCGCCTTAACGCCATCCACGGCCAGTGCCAGTTTTTCCTTGTCTGCCGGCTCGGTCAGGACTTCACGGCCAAGATCCAGCACTTCATCCAGCAGATCCGTGATTTCCTGATAGTCTTTTGGCGTCTTGGCCTTGGCCAGCTTGTTCTCGATCAGCTTGACCTTGGCGAACACATCCACCTTGGTCATCGTGGTGGTGTCCGGCTGGAGAGTGGGTGGCGGGTTATCAACGCCCTGGTCCGGTTCTGTCTTGGCTTTACCCTTTTTGCCGGTGGGTTTCTTGCCCGCTTTCTTGGTGGCCTTCTCCTTCAACTCCTTATTGAGCGCCTCGGTTTCCTTGGACTGCGCCGGGTTCGTCTCTGAATCCGTATCCGCAAAGGCTTGTTCCGGCGTGGTGTCACCTTCATTAATCGCATTGGCAATCCCGCGCAATTTCAGCAATTCATCCTGGCCTACGTCCTCCAGACCAGCCACGTCCAGGGTACGGAAGATCTGCTCCCGGGTGATACCGAGGTTCTCCCAGTATTGCATCACCTTTTCACGGCGTTCGGTGATAGTTTTCAGATCGCCTACCGCAGCAGACCGTGCGCGTTGATAAATCAGGCGCCAGAAGGCTTTGGGCACGCCCTTGAATACGGCGTTACGCAGGGCAATAGAGCAGGCCGCATTACCGGTGGTGGCGATCATGTCGCCACTGTAGCGTCTGCCTTCCTTGTTAGTAATTCGGCGCCGGACTTCATAACTGGTGTAGGAATTGCGCTCCAGATCATGGAACACGCCCTGGGCGATGATGAAGTCCTGTTCTTCGCCGATGATCCGGGCACCACTGCGGCAGTTGCCCCAGCAGGACTGGACGATTTCCGCCAGCCGGGAACTGGGTCCTTCAATGGGTTTCTTGTTCTCGCCACGGGCGGGAAGCACATAAAAGCATTCGGCGGCAATGTCGATATCCATGGTTGCCAGTTCGCTGGCCTCATCAATAAATTGTTTTACGGATCGCGGGTAGGCTTTGGCTGTGCTGATTTGTGTGTCGATCTCGGCCTTGATGACCGTGGCCAATGCCCGACTGTCGGCTATGTTGCTAATTTCTTCGTCTTGCATGATTGTCTCCTAAAACACTCGTTGAAAATTGGCGTAACCTGGCATCACCAGATCGCGTGTGAATACTTCGCCGCCCTGCCAGCCATAACATGGCCACTCATTGGCATCATGGCATTGTTTATATCCCTGCAGGTCGCGGTGGATGATTTCCCGGCCTACCCGGACCCATTCAGGATCCAGCTTGTAACCAGCCACTGCCCACGGCGGTTGTTTCTCCACCACAATAAAAATAAACCCGTTTTTCACGTCCATGCCTGCCTTGACGGCTTCCTCTGAGGTTGCCCCCATCAAATAATACGGCTCCTGCCGGTGATAATCCCAACTGTGAACAGCGCGGCGGAACCCTTCGTAACTCGCATCCTCTGCGGACTTCAAATCCACCAGCATCCGGTGATCCTGGTTATAAATGTCCGCCCGCATCTTGCACAGTTTGTACGTGCCCTCATGCCGGTTATCGCCCTTATCTACCCAGAAGATGGATCGCTCGAAATACCCTTGTAACAAGAGAGCCGCCACCGGATTGTTCAGCAGGCTGTCGGCCATGCGATGCACCAGATCCCATTCCGGTGGATTCCAGAACGGATCAGACTCGGTACTGGTGCGCAGGACAAAGAAGCCCGCCTCCTCGGCGGCCTGCAGCCAGGCTTTGGCCTCGTCGGTGCGGTAACTCTTGTACTTGGCGGCAATATAGAGTTGCCTGAATTTCTCCGGCTCACACACCAGACAATGCAGGGCGTGCCCTACCTTCTTGGCGCGTGTCTCCGGCTGCGGGTGGTATTTCTCAGTGATGTAATGCGCAGGGGAGCGGTGAAAGGTCTTGAGGCCACTGTTGTTGATCCCGGGCGCACGCTGATAGGTGGCAAAGTCCAGATTGTCATATACACCCAGCCAGCGAACCTCGTCCGGCTTGATCAACTGGACTTCCGGCTCGGCGGGTTTGGGTTCCGCTATTTTTACCTTTACCGGTTCGTCAAAATCAAGAGCAAGCATATTAATTCCTGATGGTATCCACCACGATAGACTTCAAACTGGTAATCCCGGCTTGTTCCAGCTTCTCGCGTAATTTACTGATGACCGCTTCATCCGTCACGGTGGGCGGGACAGCGACTTCAAACGTCGCTACGACGGTCAAAGCCACCTTGCCTGGCGGGGCTTTTTCTGGTTCCGGTTCAGCGGCTGGTGTTGGTTTCTTTTTTGTCTCTGGCGGCTTGCCCAATGGTGCCTGTTGAGGCAATAACGTATCAGACCTTATCTCTTGTTCGGCCTTCTGCTGAAATTCCTTCTGGTGTTGTTGTTCCTGTTGCAGACGTTCTTTCTCGAGCTTCTCACGCATTTTGATTTCAGCTTCTTCCTGTCGCCGTAATTCACTGGCAATCAGGCGTTCCAGAGACCGGTTATAGTCTTCATCTTCTGCCAGCAAAAAGGCTTTAACGTGTTCCTGGGTCAGCGGCGTGGTCATACCCGCCTTGTAACAGGCATTTTCCAGTTGCAGCAGGCGCATGTTTACCTTGTCCTGCTTATAGCGATTATTCCGGACGCGCTGTTCAACGGCGGCCTTGGCGCCAGCGGTCAGGTTGCCTTTGTCAGTCAGGCTGGTCAGCAGCACCAAATCATGGATATCCGCATTCCGGTAATCCAGATGTATGTCCTGGAGTTCCCAGAGTTCATCCCGGTATTCCATTAACAGGATCCTGGCGCGTTCGCGTGTCTCGTCTTCAAATTGTTTGACCTGGCTGTTGATCTTCTCCCGGCCATCCTTGCACATGGTCACCAGTTCCTTCATCTGGGCGTCGAATGTCTTGATGGGCTCGGATACCTGCGCTACGGCCTCCTTGCGGCGTTGGTCAATGACGCTGGCCGTCTTGTTCAGTTCGGTGGCCAGTGCCTTGGCATCCTTTACCGTGTCCAGGGTGACTGTGATATCGTACTTCTGGAGTTCGGTGGCCAGTGCTTCCTTTAATTCATCGAAATTGATCTGCATCAGGGCGGGTTCGGCCTTGATAGCAATCAGGTTTTGTGAAAACGGTTTAACTTTTTTCTTGGTCATTGGATCTCTCTTTGTAACCATTTTTAGTATCATTTATGGTCATTAATTCATATAAAGCATTGCTTATTTCCTTGGATAAATCATTGGCAAAGCCTTTACGCTCTACATTAATAATCTGTGCTTGTGCCTCACTAACAGTGTCTGGGAATAGAATAAAAGTATCATCATCACACACGTCAATCGGTGCAAACTTCTCTATATGGAAAGGCTCAATTTCCTTACAAATTGTTTGAGATTCACCAAGGTCATAATCTACCGTGACCCTTATAGATGCTTTCCTCATACCAGATATTGCTCCCGTGCTTTCCAGAGTTGCAGTTCGATTTTGACTTCCTGACCGTCCTGGACGTTATCCCACCGGTCTGCATAGCGTATCAATGACTTGGGAATAACCACGCGCCGCTTGCCCAGGTTTTCAATAATAATGGCCTTCTCGGTCTGGCGGGCGATCTGCACCGTGAACGTGTAATACATATTGTCGGCATAGTTCACCCTAGTCATCAACAGGACTCCTGTGAATATTTAGCCATGCAGTAATGTGGCGCGATCACCTTCTCCATGCAGTAGCTGCAAACAAACTCCACAGGTGGGCGGTAACTGCGTGATAGTACCCGCCCGGATGGATCAACTTCATAATCAAGTCCATCATAATGCCGTCCACCAAATAGATTACATGCCTGCATCTTCTGTGACTGTGTGAGTTCGCCAAATTTCATATCAGTGACTCCACATAATTATCTGCAATGAACTTGCGAATGGTCTCAGCGCTGATCGTGCCTCCATGTTTACTTAGTCCGGCAATATACTGGCGCTTGAAGTTCTGATGCAGATCCCATGCACGCCTTGATACTTGGCTGCCGTCATATAACTTGACGAGATCTTCATCCATGTGTGATTTATCTATCGGGCAGAATATGGCCATGACATTCAAGGCCAAGTCTGCCGGGCCGCTGCCGCCATAGCCGCATTCCATACCAGTTGGGCTGTGGTGGGCATGAATCTGTAGAATATTGCAGGCGAGACGGCCACCCTCCAGCCGTTTGCAGACCAAACCAACGTCAAGGATGTTGCCAACGCCATACAATACCGGGTTTTCATTTTCCGCCTCGGCTCTTGCATTTTCGGCGGCCTGCTTGGCGGCACAGATGGAGCCTATCCCTTTCTCAATAGAAGTCGGGTCTTTCAGACCACGGCCACAACACGTGCAAAATGATGAACTCATGGCATCGGTATCCGTTCACCATCTCCGCCTGACTACGGCTATCAATCGCTGGATCGGCGTCTTCACGATGGTTCCATTCCGGCTGAATTACGGGTTCTCACGCCCATGCCCTGATTGACGCGATCATCTTCATGCTGGCTAGAGCCATGAGCATTTAACAAGATTTTTGCCATTGAAATATTGATCTTGGATCTTTTTTTGCTATCCGCTGATTCAATCAGGATGTTATTGTTTCTGGCGCGAGTCAGGTATCCGGCAATCTTGAATTCCTTGCCATCAATATACAGCGTGCGGCCCAGATCATCAGGCTCCATGCCAATCGCGCTGGCCAGTTCATTGAATGCCTGTGCTTCCTTGCTCAATCCACCGACAGTCTGGACTTCCAGCTTGAACGTGGCGGTATCGCCGGAGTAACTGCAATTCCCGGCGTGGAGTGTCATGTTGTGTTTTTTGCCGGCTTCGACCAGCGCGGCATTAATGTCTTCACGGAGAATGCGTAACAGGTTTTTGCTTAACATAATAGGCTCCTTGTAATGTACGGGTTAAGGTTGATATTCATCTGCAACCCAGACCAGACCGTATTTACGCGGCAAATTGTCGCAGGTATGGATTGGATCTTTGGACAGGACTTGTTTGCACTGATTACTGGGGCTGCCGACATAGACCAGCGGCATGTCATTAATGGATTTTGCCATATAGCTTGTGCCTGCCAGGGCAAGCATACACAACATGATGATATAAAGCGGGTGCATAATTATCTCCTTGTTAACTACTTGCCCCATAAAAATAGACCAGTCTAAAAAATAAAGCAAGTTTTATTTACTGCTACTTGCATTTTTTGCATTTATGATATTTAATTAAATTGGGCTACCCAGAGACGCCATAGGCGCTACGTGGCCAGCCTACATGCCCGGTTGTCTGCTCGAACACAGCCGGGTGTGTTTATGATGTGCAAACTGTACGCAGGAAAAGAAATGACAAAAGACGAACTCGAACAACTAAGGCGGCGCGTTGAAGCAAAAAGAAGGGCGCAAGAAGCTATTGATTTACAAAATGAATTGTATGGGCGGAATGAGCCGATAGACCCAGATGCCGTGTATGTTTCGGTAAAAGAAATGGTGCTGGAATCCGGGCGAAGCATTGCAACAATACAAAACGATATTAAACAAGGCTTTTTAAAAGCAAGACTGGTTTCTTGTGGTCATGGCAGAAGGTATGTTATTCACCCTGAAGACGCAAAAAAATATATCGATGCACAAAAAATCCCTATGACAAGAGGATGATCCGATCCCTATCAATCTGATACCAACAAAGAGGACACGCTATGCCACGCATGAGCCATGCAGAAATACTGAGACGGCTCAAGGGATTGAAAGGTCAGTACCCGAAGATCGCCCGGGAAACCGGCGTCGATTACAACTACATTATCAAGATCACCAATAACGCGTTCCGGAGTGGCCGCAGAACAGCCGGACAAGCCCATTATGATGCACTGCGACAGCACCCCTTAATCAAACATTTCAAACGTCATCACAAGAACGTTTGATTATGGCCAGGATCCGCACTATTAAGCCGGGGTTCTGGAAGCATGAGGTATTGAGTCTGCTCCCGGCGGATACCCATATTCTGGCTGGGGCATTACTCAACTATGCCGACGATGAAGGGTATTTCAATGCCCATCCAGGACTCGTCAAAGCCGAGTGCATACCGTTACGGGAACATTCCAGTACCATTCCAGTAATGCTCCAACAACTGCAAAAAGTAGGGTGGATCAAGATTGGGCGGGGAGAAGACGGGAAAACTTACGGCAACATCTGTACATTTTCAGAACATCAGGTCATCAGTCATAAAAATGACAGTAAAATCAAAAAGATAAAAATAACATGGGAAGACTCCAGTAATATTCCAGTACCCGTCCAGTACCCGTCCATCGTGAAGGGAAGGGAAGGGAAGGGAAGGGAATTGAATACTAACTTTCCCGATTCTCACAAATCGGGTACACAAACAGGTGAGACTGTCTCAAAAACTGAACCAACACCACCCGATCCAATCCTCGTTGACACCGAAACCTACCTGACCAAAAAAAAGCGTAAGCTGTACGGGGATCAGTTTCTCTGGTTTGATCAGTTCTGGAAAACCTTTGCCAAGTTTGACGGCAAGGCCGAAGCGGCAGATGCCTGGCTGGATCTGAAAGTCACCAAAAAACTGTTACCGGATATCCTGTACGGCGCAGAGCAGGAAGCCAAACACCGCAATATCCTGCTGGATAAGGGGCTGACACCGAAATGGCCACAGGGCTGGTTATCAGGCCGGCGTTGGGAAAAATGGGTTGAGTTGCGCAATGATACAGCCAAAAAACAAAACGGCAGTAACCCAGTGGATTATCAGGTAATAGGCAAGAATTTTGGAATCGAATGGAAGCAAGGGGAATACTGGAATGATTTTACCAACCGGGTGATCAAACGGCTGAAAGCCGAGGAGGCAAAACATGAGCACTGATCAGGCACTGGCCAGAACCGGTGATCCAACGACCTCTCATGAAGCCGCCCGCAAGGTCACCGAGAAACTCCCGAACCTGGAAGCCATGACCCTGCTGGCGCTCCGGATATTGGTGAAAGGCACATCGCTGGATGCCGCCAACTGGTTGATCAAACATCGTGGCTTTGGCCAGAATGCGATTATCTCGATCAGCCCCAGGTTCAAGCCACTGGAGACCAATGGGCTGATACGCAAGACCGGCGAACGCAAGGACAACCGGAACGTGTATGAGCTCACCGAGGCGGCGTGGTGAGCGATATTACACAAAGCGAACTGAAAGAACTGCTGGACTACAATCCGGATACTGGCGTGTTTGTCTGGAAGGTTTCGAGAGGCAGAGAAAAGCGCGGCAACGTGGGCGGTTCTTTACACCCTGATGGCTATCGTTACATTCAGATTAACGGGCGGCGATATCTGGCACACCGTCTTGCTTGGTTATATGTTTATGGGCAATGGCCTGTTGATGAGATCGATCATGAAAATCATAAACGTGACTGTAACTGTATTACCAACTTATGTGAAGCAACCCGTAAATTAAACAGTAGGAACCGGTCATTACACAAAAATAATTCAAGCGGCACGGTGGGAGTGGTCTGGAAACCCAGAGATAAGAAATGGGAAGCCCAGATTCACCATAATGGCAAACACATCAGCGGCGGCTTACACGCGGACATTAATGATGCCATCGCTAAAAGAAAGCAGTTAGAAAAACAATACGGTTTCCATGACAACCATGGGATGTCACGGGATGCAGCATATATTTGGACACAAGCATGACCGATCCGCTGAATATTCTACTGCACTCCGAGGCTCAGTTGCTGGACTGGGGGGAAAGCCGCTCGATTGGACCCTGGATTAAACTGCGACTGCAGGATCCTGAACAACTGGAAGTGTTCCGGGGCATGGATACCGCTACGGCCACCAAAACCGGCCATATTATGCACGTGACTCTGGCCGAGGGTGACATAGCGACCCTGGCCGATGCAACTGAATCTACCCACCCGTACGGCAACGAGGCGCGGGAATTGAAGGTGAGCGGCTTTTTCCGCTGTCCGCTCGTCTGGGGCAAGATTGGCTCACCGGGAGAATATGCAGATTGGCTGACCTACTGCAAATCATGGATATCCGGCAACTATAACGAGCATAAGGATGGTGTAGGCCGATCTATCGCTTGTCATGTGCGCCGCATCGCTAAAGGCGCTGGCACTGCCTATAAACCGGGCTGGTGGATGGTCCCCATGACCCATACCGAGCACAGCATCCAGCACCAGAACGGTGAACTGGAGTGCCTGGTCGCGTATGAAATATTCCCCGAGGGAGCGACCGTAGAACAAGCCAAGGATTGTTTTGATCAACAGGTGATCAAGCATCTGGAACAGTGGGGCTGGGAAATCCTGAAAGCCCAACTGGGTTTTGAACACTGGTACGATGTGCCGCCCGGCGTATTATGGGAGTGGGCGGCAGAACACAAGCTGATTAACTACCTGCCGCGTTGCTATCACAAGGCGGATGAGTGACAGCGTATTACAACGAGATTGATCCCTACTGTGCCCAGTGGCTGCGCAACCTGATTGACGCTGGCATACTGGCGTCGGGCGATGTGGATGAACGGAGTATCGAGGATGTCAAACCAACTGAACTTGCTGGCTATACCCAGTGCCACTTCTTCGCCGGGATCGGCGTCTGGTCCTACGCGCTCAGACTTGCCGAATGGCCGGACGAGCGCCCGGTCTGGACTGGATCCTGCCCTTGCCAACCTTTCAGCGCGGCAGGCAAAAGAACAGGGACGGCTGAAAAAGGACATCCAGCGGGATCCGGAATCGACGGGCAGTTACCGGATCGACCTGAAGGATGCTGTACTGCTGTCGAACTGGGCGACACCGGCAGTGCGCGATCACAAGGGGAAAAACAAAAATACCTACCAGAAGCGATATGGATACAAGAAGGGAGAGCAATTATCCAACCAAGCCCTCTTGGCGGATTCTGGGCAGATGCCGAGTGGATCTGGCGCCGGCACCCCAGTAAACCCGGAGAATACGAACTCTGTGCAGTTGAACCCGGCACATTCCCGGTGGCTCATCGGACTGCCAATCATGTGGGACGACTACGCGCCTACGGCAACGCGATTAGCCCGTGGCCGGCCAAAGCCGTGATCGAGAGTTATCTGGAGGACACCCAATGAAATACACTAACCACGATATCCTGTTCCTGCTCAACATGCAGATCAATATGGTCAGCCAACTCATGGTCCAGGAAAAAGACAGTGCAGCCGGTATGCGCTATAACCGCGCCCTGAAACACCTGCAACTGGCCGTTATGGAACTGGAGTTCGCTGCGAGACCACCATTAATCAAGCCTGCATTAACTAAGCCTGGCCAGTTGCAGCAGGTACAGGGTGTGGCAAGATGGTGATATTAGTGCTATCTTTTTATTTCGAGACTATCCTCAGACCTCCTCCCCCAATTGTGGATAGTGATGCAACTCCCCTGGTCATCTCCCCAGTGACCCGGGACTTTTAACGGTATGATGAGGCCATGGTCGATAAAAGCAGACTGATACTGGATCGTAATTACCGCACCGACCGGGTGACCTTCGGCGTTTTGTACAATCCCAATGATGCCTTCAAAAACCCTAACCTGCATATCCTGGAATTGCCCTGGCGTGACAATTTGTACAATCCCAATGATGCCTTCAAAAACCTTAACCTGCATATCCTGGAATTGCCCTGGCGTGACAATCGGCCCGGCGTCAGTTGTATTCCGGCTGACAGCTTTGAGTGCGTTATCGGCATGTACTACGGTGGCGACGGACCCGGTGGCAAGCCGGATTATCCAGCTTATGAAATTCTGCATGTGCCTGGACGCAAGCATATCAAGATGCACATTGCCAACTATCCGTACGAACTGGGCGGTTGCCTGGCTCCCGGGTTGTCCCGGGATCCTGCCGTGCCGATGGTCAAAGACAGCGCCATCGCATTCAGGCAGTTCATGAGTTACATGGCAGGTATCAAGCGCTTCCGGCTGGAGATCCGTAATGTTTGACTGGCTGCTACAGAGGGCTCATGCCATAGGTGACGGCGAGGGTTATCCCGGGATCCAGGACACCTACTCCTACCCACCTCAGAACACCCTGCCCGGCGGACCCGGGTTCACCACGCTGGACGGCTGGGTGTATCTGGTTATGCTGGCCTTTCCATTTATTGTGGCTGTCACACTCACGTTGGCCGTGATCACTTACTGGAAAAAAATCAGCGTTAAAACCCACAACATACTGCCTTCAGTCGCCCGGCAATACTGGTTTGCCATCGTGGTGGGTTTCATGTTCGGCGCGTGGAGCACCTATGCCTTTCAGGAATTGCTGCAATTTTTGATACAGGCGCAGCCCCTGACCGTGAAGTGGGTCATCACCATGGGCATTCTGGTGGCACTGCTTAACCCGATGATTTACGATTATTTGCGGGTTCGTGGCAAACAAAAACAGGACGGTTGGCTGTACGCCATCGGCAAAATATTGACCGTGCGGCCATGTCACCCGCAGCGTCTTGATGATGCGCCTCCTGATTACCCGGAAGACGACACCACCACCCCTACCGATTACACGGATACGAGGCCGTAATGGGGATCACCTGCCCGGTCAATGATCCAGAGCCACTGACACTGGCTGAGATTGAGTCAAGATTCAAGCGGGAAACCACGGCCAAGTTAAGGTGGATCCGGTACGAGCATATAGAATTTTTATTGCAGTTAATCACGAGGAAACCCTGATGTTATTCGGCCTGCAAACCAAAGTCTTTCTGATTATGACCGCCATTACGTTGGTCCTGTGTGCTGCGTTATATTTTACCTTTCAGGCATTACTGGACGCCAAAATCGAGACTGGCTTGAAGCAGGGGGAAATCAATAGCTTGGTAGCGGTGACCGAGCGCCAGCGCCTCAGAATGCAAGAAATGAAGCTACAAGCCGAGAAATCCGATGCCGCAGCCAAAAAACTGGCCGCCAAAAACCGCCAACTATCCGGCTTGGTGGCAGGCTATGACGAACACACCGCCCAACTGGAGAGCACCGATGAAAGCTATAAAACTTGGCGTGATACTCCTGTGCATAACACTGCTGATCGCCGGTTGCGGGAAGCAGAACGTCGTGTACGAGCAGGAGATTATACGGGAGACCGTGCCAGCCCACCTGACGATAACGGAAGCGTCGCCAGTCCGGGCCGGTAACAGCCACGGCCATCTGGAGGACTGGTCCGTGCGGCTGCTGGAATGGGGCACCCGCGCCAACCTGAAACTGGAGCAGATCGGCGCCGATTATGGCTATGCCGCCCCCATTGATACGTTTACACCGCCAGAAGAAAAACCCTGGTGGAAGATTTGGTAACTCCGGATAAATACCGGCTATTAAATAGAGGAAATCATTATGCACAAACAAATCTATGAAACACAGGACGGGCAACAGTTTGACTGCCCCAGCGCGGCCACGCTGCATGAACGTGAACAAGCCCTGACCGTGCTGTTCCAGAAGCTGCTGCAAACGGTCAACACCAAGGCCATCATCTGCTCAGTGGAAGATGTTGCCAAAAGCGTGAATGCTAATCTACGGGAGGTCATCAATGGATTAATCGTTATCGAGATGGATGCCACCGAGAATGTCGCGGTTGGCTCAGACCACGGGGATGCGGGTATCACGGGTCAAGAATACAGGACATCTCAGGAACACTTGGTCCTGATGGAAGGCGCTGCACATGCGGTCAACGTCACCCCGGAAGAAGCTATGGTGCAAAACGCCGTCCCTGTCAGCGCGGGACCTCCGGAACCTCAACAAGATAATAACCCGCCAGACGGCAATTCACCACCACATGGTTTGGCCATCCCCTGGCAGGAGCCTTTATCCGGTCAACTCCTGCAGATGAGTCCGGATTGGCTGGAAGACTATGGCCGTAAACTGGTGCCACCCTTTGAAGTTGACCGGCGCTGGACTAATGATCGGATAGTCGAGGCCATGATTGACCACATGGAACGCCATAGCGTCGCCGTGGGCGCATCAGAGCAGGTCCCCGGTGCCTGAACCGCGAACCCCAACCGGCACGCCGCCACCATTACCAGCGCCGCCGCAGTGATCGCAAACGGAAAAAAGTGTCAATAGCACGCTGTTGACACTTTCCCTCCCCGTGAGAAAGCGTACCGACGATAATCAGAGGGCTTCCCGGATCTGGTAGTTGGCCTGGCGGGCAAGAATTACCTGTTGGAGGTTAAAAACAGTCACCGTCCACAGTGTAAACGCAAGCTGACACCAGCCCAAGTTGAATTTCACCGGGACTGGCGTGGTACAATTCATAAGGTTGAGACTATTGAGGACGCATTACAGGTAATTTATGTAATCTATGGCCGCCAAGCGTAAGAATATTGACTGGGAGTTTATCGAGAAGCATTACCGGGCTGGCATTGTGACTGTGCGCCAGATTGCCGAGGCACATAACCACAATAAACCACGGGAAGATCACATCGGACATCCTTATATTCTCAAGCGTGCCAAGCGTTTTGGCTGGGATCGTGATCTGTCCGAACGCATCAAACAGCGCACAGAAGCATTAGTGACCAAGGCATTGGTGACCAAGACAGTGACCAAGGACGTACCGGATCCCACTGAAACCGAGATTATTGAGGCCAACAGTAATATACAGGTCGAGATTGTACTCAAGCATCGCCAAATTATTGCCCGTTTACGCGCCACCGTGGAAAACTTGCTGTCCGGGCTCGAAACCAAGTGCATTCACACTGGGCATTTGATGGAGATCGCCCGGGAAATGGCGCAAGGCGACCAGGACGGTAAACTGGACAAGAAGAAGTTACAGGCCATGATGAAACTGCTGGGCTTGGGTGAAGATGCCAACATTCTGGAGACCTTGAGCCGCAGCATCGAACGCCTGGTCAAACTGGAGCGCCAAGCCTTTGGTTTACGCGAGGACAGTGGCGAAGGCACTGAGTTGACCTATGAGGAACGCCTGAAAGCCCTGATGAATACCCCCTTGGCGGATGCCTCTGGCCGGATCTTGGAGGGTGATTATACCGTAATACAGGAACCATCCGGGAAGACTACTGGAAAGGGACAGGAAAACAGCCAGTCTAAACCACCGCGAGTGCATTGAGTAAATTTACGCAAAATTGAGTAAATTTACGCAAATATGAGTAAATCGCACCGCAACATGGAAAAAAGACCGCGAAAAATGACCGCCATTGCACTGGACGAACATAGGCAAGGCATTGATATGGCCGAGAAATGACGGTTTACGTGGATTCCAGCCGGCACCTGATCAAGCGCGGGCTACGGCAATATGTGCTGTGTCACCTGTTGGCCGACGACCTGCAGGAGTTGCACGCCATGGCCAGAGCCATTGGCATGAAGCGCCATTATTTCCAACCCAAAAGCACACCACACTATGACATCTGCCTGACCAAACGCGCCCAAGCCATCGCGTTGGGTGCCAAGGTGGTGGATCGGCGTGGTCTGGGGGGCATGATCCGGAGGTTGCGTGATAGATTCTGACTGTTTGGTATGCCACGGAGAAGGTTGGGTTTGCGAGAGGCACCCGCTTGCTGCCTGGCAAAGTGGTGATGGGTGCTGTGGTGCGCCCGGGATGCCGTGTCAATGTAACCCAGACGCCGATCCTGACCCTGACACCACTGAGATCTGGTCTGCTGAGAAAGGATTTATCCAATGAGTAGCGTCCAGGTCAGCCCCAAGTTCGCTGATCTCATCCACTTCCGGCGTGATTTCTTGTATTACGCCCCACGGTGTCTCTGGGTCCGGCCCAGAGAAGGCCCATTACGGGCGTTTCATCCCAATAAAGCCCAACTCTATATCCATAACAAAATCGAGGCACAGTATAGTGATAAGGGCTGGGTGCGGGCCCTGGTCCTGAAAGGCAGGCAACAAGGGGTCAGCACTTACACCGAAGGCCGGTTTTACTGGCGTGTCTCCGGGGAAATGGGCAAGAAAGCCTTTATCCTGACGCATGAGGACAAGGCGACCAACAACATCTTTGAGATGGTGGAGCGGTTTCATAACCATTGCCCGCACGAGCTGCGACCAGCCACGAAGAAGGCCAATGCCAAGGAGTTGAGTTTCCGGGATCTGGACAGCGGTTATCTGGTGGCCACAGCGGGCGCCAAGGACACAGGCCGCAGTGCGACTGCCCAGTTTTTCCATGGTTCAGAGGTAGCCTATTGGGCACAAGCCCGCGATCACATGGCGGCCTTGGGGCAAATTGTCCCCAACATCCCGGGGACAGAAATCATCCTGGAAAGCACTGGCAATGGCATGGACAACGAGTTCTATTACATCTGGGAAGATGCCATACGTAGTAAGGGAGACTATATCGCGGTCTTTGTGCCGTGGTTCTGGGATCCTGATTATAGGCGGCCTATTCCCGAAGACTGGGCACCGACACCGGAAGAAATCGACTACCTGGACAACTACGCGCACCGTGGCTGCACCATGGAGCACCTGGTCTGGCGTCGCGCCAAGATTGACGGTCCTGACTTCCGGGGCGATATCAACTTCTTTGATCAGGAATACCCGGCAACCCCTGAGATAGCCTTCATGCGGGTGACAGGCCAGACCCTGATCCCGGCCAAGCTGATCAATCGCGCTGTCATCCCCAAAGGCGAACTGATCGAGAACCGGGGGCCGAAGATTATGGGGCTGGATCCGAGCGATGGCGTGGAAGATGAGGCCGCGCTGGCTTTCCGCCAAGGCCGCAGAGTGCCCAGAGTCGCTGGCAGGCATGGGCTGAATACCATGGAACTGGTGGGCTGGGTGGCCTTGGAAGCTGACCGTTGGGAACCGGATGCCATTAATGTGGATGCGACTGGCATTGGCAGTGGTGTGGCCGACCGGTTACGTGAACGCGGCTATCCGGTCAACCGGGTGATGGTGGGCGAACGGGCGGTGGATGAACACATCTACATGCGTGTGTGTGATGAAATGATAGGCCGCTTCCGCGAGTGGCTGAGTGATGAGCCGTGCGAAATACCGGATGATCCCATCTTGCGCAGCGAAACCATATCGCGGACGTTTTCCTACGACTCCAGTAGCCGGATCGTGCTGACCCCGAAAAAGACCATGCGCAGCAAGGGCATCAAGAGCCCGAACCGGCTGGATGCGGTGGGGTTGACCTTTGCCATCAACATCAGCCCGAATTTAAAGAGCGGCGCCATCAAGCACGACCGTATCACGAACCCCAGAGTTTTGTAGTATTGTTCCACGTGGAGCCATTGAATGACCGCAACGACTGAGCCCAATACGACCATACTGATCGATATTGCCGTTAAGAACGCCGATCACCTGGCGCAATTGCCCGGGGTGCGCTCGGTGCTGGTCATTATGGCCGATGACTCAGGCATGGTAACGTATGGCTGCTCAGGGGTGTGCCGGTGTGCGGCGCATGAACTCCTGTCCCAAGCGACGCTGATGATCCACGACAACAAGAAGCTGGTTTGTGCGCAGTGCCAGAACCCACGGCTGCATAGCTGATGCTGTATTACCAGACGCAGTACGGGCTGGGTAACATCCTGCAAACCACGCCAGCCGTGAAGTATCTGTCCAAACGATCCCAAGTGACGATAATCACGCACCAGAAGTATCTGGAGCCGGTACGGGCGGTGTATCGTGGCTGGCCGGTCATGGTAAAAATACCATTAGGCGAGAAACCTGTTTACCATGGCGCAGTCCCCACGGAGTTTAAGCGCCTGGGGGGTGTGTCAGAAGTCATGCTGAATCTGCGGAAGGTGGGCTGTGAATACCCAAAAGATACGGATCGCACCGGGTTCTGCGGTTATCAGGACACTGGGGATGTGTTTGATATCGTGCTGTGTAACGGCTATCAGAAGGGGAAGAATGCGACGGATTGGGCGGTCAAGTCCTGGCCACACTGGGCCGCAGTCATTAAACATTTCGGCCACCTGCAGATAGCCTCGGTGGGTCTGCCGGACGAATACCTGCCAGGCACCCACGATTGTACCGGTATCGGGTTGCTGGAAACGCTGGGGCTGATACGCCGTGCCAAGCTGGTGGTGGCCAACGATACTGGCCTCTATCATGCGGCGTGTGTCTTCGGGGTACCGGTGGTGGTGCTCTTTACCATGACGGATAGGGACAAGAACTATGACCCGGTGTTTCATCAGAGTGCGGTGCCGTTGTGTACCGATCTGCCGTGTCAGCCGTGTCAACTCACCGCGCCCTTGTACTGGCTGGAACAGAAAAGCGTCTGCGGCTGGGCGTGCCGGGACATTCCACCTGACATTGTGATTGCAGCGATTGAAGGGCTGTTATGGGACAACTAGCCGAATATGCGCAGTATCTGGCCGGACCGCATACCGTATTTGTGGAAACCGGCTGTTTTCTGGGGGAAGGACTCAGTACAGCGCAAGCCTATTTCACTGATCTCTATGCCTGCGATATCTCCGGGAAGTACGTGAAGCATTGTAAAAAGCTGTTCCCGCAGGCGATCCTCCGGCACCAGGACTCGTTGACGTTTTTGCTGGATATTTGCCCGGGGATTACCGGCCAAGCCGTGTTCTGGCTGGATGCCCATTATCCGACTCAGTATGATAACAGCATTATCGAAAGCGACAGCAACAAATTCCCACTATACGAGGAACTGAAAGTCATCCGTCAGCGCAAGCCTGGTTATGCGCAGGATATTATCATTTGTGATGATTTGCGCGTCATCCAGAGCGAGGACAACCCGGTGCGCGGGGACATCGGCAGCCGGAACCTGCAACCCCGCCACCTGATGTTTGACAAAACCTTCGCGGCGTATCTGGCTGTTTTCCGGGACACGCATGAGTATCAATTGGTGGGGCTGGACGGGTTGCTGTTATTGCCGAGGCACCCATGATCGATATCATTGTGACGACGTATAACCGGGTGGGTCTGCTGCAACGCACGATGGACAGCTTTCTGGCGCATACCAATCTGGATCAGGTGTGCCAGGTGATTATTTCCAACGACGGTTCCACGGATACCACCAGCCAATACCTGCGCTCCCTGCAATCCCAGTTCCCCAAGATCCGGCTATTACCCAAGGCCAGGAAACGCATGGGGCTGATTCCGAGGTTTAATATGGCCTTGCAATGCAGTGATGCCGGGATCGTGTGTGAATTTCAGGATGATGTGGAGTTCTATCCGGGCTGGCTGGAACAACAATTGGCGCACATTGACGCTGCCGACTTCATTACCGGCTTTGACGCACCGGAACATACCGCGTTCAGCCATGTGAACGGATACCCGATCAAGCATTCCTCACGCTTCACGCAACTGACGGCGCGACGTAAGGTTTGGAACCGCTGGTTCCCGATGACACCCATGCACCCTTTCCCGACCCCGGCCAATAGCCAGGGCAGTAAAATTGATATTGCCTTGTCCGCGATGAAAGTCAACCAGGCCGATGGCAAGACCCGCTTTCTGGTAGTTCCTGGCCTCCTGCACACGGCGGAACACTACCAGTCAACCTGGCGCGGTGACATTTCCGGAGAAGCAGGTAATAAAGCGAACCGGGCGGGGGGATTGCTGATGCAGAACCTCCGGCAATACTGGGTGGATCGGTATGCCAGCCAGAAAGAGATCGCCGTGGGGTATGGCGGCTTGGCCGAAAATGTGCAACACCGGTTATTGGCGGAAAAGCAAGACTTTATCCTGGGCTATCTGGACACCAGCAAGGTGACGCTGGATTATGGCTGTGGGACTGGCCTGTACAGCCACTTGTTCCGGCCAGAGCGTTATCTGGGGGTGGACATTACCCGTGAATTCATTGATATCGCCCGGGTGAGTCACCCAGACTACCGCTATCAGGTCGCAGACGATCTGTTGCCGGGGGAAGTGATGCCCGGGTTTGAGCAGTTTTTTACCGTGAACGTGCTCCAGCATAATTCCGATTACATTGTCGCCGGGATATTCCAGGCGCTGGCGGCCATCAGGGCAGCCGGGTTTACCCTGGCGCTCTATGAAAACAGCCAGACCAGCCGCAGGCATACCTATCACATGCGGTTTCGGCAACCGCAGGAATACCTGACCTTTGTGGCAGAACATTTTACCGTTAAGGCGTGGCAACACTGGGAGCATGTCGTCCACAATGAGCAGCATTCCTTTATCCGGATTGAGGTCTGAGCCATGCTGAACGTCGTCTGTTTCTTCTGGGGGGACAAGTACCCGGAATATTATGTTTACCGGCTGCAAGCCATGCTGGAACGGCACTTGGATTGGCCACATACCTTCTGGTGCTTCACTGACCGGGTGGATGGGTTAGAAGGCATACCCACCCAGCGCTTGGGCCGTGAATTCGCACCCGATGCCCTGCACCGGCATAATTACAGCAAGTTGCGGGCATTGGCCCGTGGCTTTGGCGGGTTTGAGGTTGGCAGCCGTTTACTGGTGCTGGATATTGATCTGGTCATTGTCCGTGACATCGTGCCGGTGGTGGATACGGATGTCCCCTTTAAAATCTGGCGTTCACCGTGCATGAGCCGGCCCTGGGTATTCAACACCTCTATCATGCTGATGGATGCCGGGTGCATGGATCACATCTATCGCGCATTTAAAGATCAGCCGGAAATCGAGAAGGCGCTGGCCCGGCAAGCAGGCTGGAGCGGCACCGACCAAGCCATTGTCAGCCGCCATCTGGGTGAGGATTACCCGCATTACTGGGACGCACAGGACGGAATATACAGTTACCTGGATCATTTTCTGGGGGCTGGGCCACAAGCCAATCTGAGTGAGACCTGGCAGGAACTCCCGGAGAATGCCCGGATCATCAGTTTCCATGGACCGCACACACCGGATATGAATATCCCCTGGGTGAAAGAGCAGTGGCGATGAAATATTACAAACCAACAAATTTATATTACACTTCAGAGCAAATGAGGGGTGATTGATGCAAGACCGCGAACCGTATGAAGATGTGTCCGGGCTGTCCGTAGATCCACGCATCGGGATCCGTAATGCCTACGTGGCACCCGATAAACAACTCATGCCTGATGGATCCAGCCAGGTGGTGGATATCCTGACTGCCCAGGAGTCCGGTGAAGCCCGCTCCAAAGAAGACCCACAGGCACTGACCTTTCTGGAATTCAACCGGTTTATCGAGGAAATCCAGTGGCAGCCGGACTGGCGCACGGAATCGGATCGCTGTTGCGACTACTACGACAATAACCAACTGGACCAGGACACGCTGGACGAACTCAAACGCCGGGGGATCTATCCCATCATCAAGAACCTGATCCAGCCAACCATTGATGTGGTGCTGGGCATGGAGGCCAAGACCCGCACTGACTGGCGGGTAGTGGGTGATACCGACGCCCATCAAAATGCCGCCGAAGGCTTGAGCCAGAAACTTTATGAGGCCGAGCGTGAGTCCCGCGCCGACCGCGCCAACAGTGATGCGTTCGCCCATCAGGTCAAGGCTGGGCTGGGCTGGGTAGAAGTGGTGCGCAACTGGGATCCGTTCGGGTATCCGCATAAGGTGGACAATATTCACCGCCGCGAAATCTACTGGGACTGGTCCGCCCGCGATGCCGAATTGCAGGACGCCCGCTACCTGGTGCGCCGGCGCTGGTTTGATATTGACCAAGCCGCCATTTTCTTCCCGGGCAAAGCTGAATTACTGCGCAGTGCTGGCGATGGCTGGCCGCTGGAATTCTCCCTGCGTCCGGGGCTCGAAGGCGCCAATGCCCTGGGGCAATCCTTTGATCAGGAACTGCGCACGAGTCTCGATGAATGGGAGTGGCGCAATGCCATTGACCGGCGCATTTGTATTTTTGAAGTCTGGTATCGCCGGTTCGTGCGTGGGCACGTCATGACGCTGCCAAACGGTGAAGTGGTGGAAGTGGATTTGAACAAGCCAATGCACCAGGCATTACTCGCCAACGGCATGGTGAAGCCGCGCCCTGCCGTTTATACCAAGCTACGGCGCAGCTTCTGGGCCGGTCCGCATCAACTCAGTGATCGCGCCACGGAGCGCCGCTATCTGCCGTATGTGCCGTTCTGGGGCTACCGCGAAGACTTGACCGGGGTACCCTACGGGCTCATTCGCTCTATGTTAAGCCCGCAGGACGAAGTGAACGCCCGGGCGCAGAAGATGCTGTGGTTACTTTCAGCCAAACGCTTGTTTATGGACAGTGATGCGCTGGACAAGTCCGTGAACAGCTTTGCCGACGTGCTGGCGGAGCTTGCCCGCGCTGATGCCGCCATTGTGTTGAACCCAAACCGGCAAAACAAAGAACATGGGATCAAGGTGGACGATAATCTGCAACTTGCAGACGCACAATTTAAGATGATGATCCAGAACATGGACGACCTGCAGAAGGTCAAGGGCATCTTCAATGCCATGCTGGGTAACGAGAAAGGCCAGGCCAAGTCCGGTATCGCCATTAACTCGCTCATTGAGCAGAGCACTACGGTACTGGCCGAGATCAACGATAATTATGGCTTTTCACGCCAAAGCGTGGGGCAACGGCTCATGGATCAGGTGCGCCAGGACTTGATCGGGCAGCCGGTGGAAGTGCTGATCGACGGCCACGGCGCCAAACGCAAGACCATCATCCTGAACAAGCCCGCCGTGGATCCTGAGACCAACATTCAATACCTTGAAAATGACGTATCGAAGACCCGTTTCAAGGTGACCCTGGCCGAAATCACCAGCACCCCGGCCTACCGTACCCAACTCCAGACCATGCTGGCCGAAGTGATGAAAGGGCTGGATCCGCAACTGCAAGCCCTGCTGATCCCCTTCTACCTGGAAACGACCGATATGCCGCGCCGGCGTGAGGCCGCTGATCTGGTGCGCAAGCACCTGGGGGTTGAGAACGTGGACGAGGACGACCTGACGCCGGAACAAAAACAAGCCATCCAGGAGACCAATGACATGGCGCAGGAACTGCAGATGCGCATGACCCAGGCGCAAGTGGCGGAACAGGAAGCTAAAGTCGCCAAATTGCAGGCCGAAGCCCAGAAGCTGGCCGCCGAGGCCGCGCAGAAGTTGCAGGAAATCCGGGCTGAGGGCGGACAGGATGCAGAAAGCCAGCAATTCGCCGCCGAGATAGAGGACACGATCCGCACCCTCAACGGTAAAATCGAGCAACTGCAGGTCAAACTCGCCAACCGCCAGCAGGAAATCGCGGCCAAAATGGAGACCGAACTTAAAAAGACCCGGATGAACATTGATAAGGATGTGCGCATTGCCGAAATCCAGCGTGAAAACGAGAGTGAACTGAATAGCGTCATGGGCTCACTTGCGGATTTGCGTGCCGCCGTCGGCAGTATCCGCAAGGCGCAACCCAAAACACAACCGAGGAAGCCAGCATGATCCAGAAAGACGATTTGGGGGACTATTCAAAACCTGGCCCGTTGACCCCGATGGGCTATGAAAAAGTGACCGCATTAAGCGCCGCCAAGGGCTTGACGGTGCCAGATGGCGCCAGGTATGCGAGGATCCAGGCCGAAGCCCAAGCGGTCCGGTATAAGGACGATGGCAATAACCCGACCAGTACGGACGGCCTGCAAATCAAGGTGGGTCCTGAATTTGAACTGTTTTATGATGGCGATCTGGCAGAAATTAAATTTCTTGAACTGGCTGCTAGTGCCACCTTGCAGGTATTGTATTACCGTTGATATTGCGAAACACTGAATTATTGCTTATAGTTGATTTATCGCACTGTCTGGATGTCGATAGTCCAGACCCGATACCGCCGGTGAGTCGGTAATGAGGTAGGTGACTTTATGGGTAAAGATGAAGGCGCGGAAGCGACTTTTACGGATCCCGCATTTATGGATGAGAACTCCAAAGAGTTCGAGGCATTAGCCCATCCAGAGGAGGATCCCCCAGTAACCGAAGCTGGAAGTGATGTCAACAAAGAGGGGGTAACAAGCGCAGCCCCCGGCGCAGACGGCAAACTACCAGCCAATGACCAGGATAAAGACCCGCAAGGGATTTTATCTAAAGACGGAAAAAACGTCATCCCGTATAAGGCGTTGCAGGATGCCCGGGCCAACGAGGCGTATAGTAAGGAACAACTGGAGTCTGCCGAGCAGACGATAGCGGACCTGAAAAAACGACTCGAAGCCAGGGTTGATACGATCAAGAAGGATCTGGATGATGAGTCAGGCAGTGCGGATAAAGGGCAACAGGTGACCGATGCTATCTTGTCGGAACTGGACGCTCTGGAAGAAGACTTCCCGGGGTTGGGCAAGACAGTTAAAGGATTGAAAACCCAACTCACTGAGGTACAGGAGAAACTGAACACGCTGGAGCAGAAGGACGAGGCCGAGCACCAAATAGCAGTCCAAACCGGTCAAACCGCTGCCCGTGAAGCGATGGACAATAACCCGTATGTCAGTTTATGGGAACATGGGGATCCGGAAGCCTACCGGCGGGCGTGGGAACACGATGTCCGGTTACGCCAGGATCCTGTCTACAAAGCCAAGCCGCTGTCAGACCGTTTCAATAAGGTTGTTGAACTGGTACTGGTTGAATACCCCGAGGCCAAACGGCCTGCCAAAGTCCCTGCCAAGAAGCAGGAATCAGATGCGGACATCAAACAGCGTGCTGAGAAAGCACTGGAAGATGCCGGTAGGGTAGACCCGGAGACATTATCGGAAATTCCTGGTGGTACGCCGCCAGACGATGCCCAGAGTGTGGAGAATCTGTCCGCGCTGCAACTGGAAACATTGTTTGAAGGCAAATCCCAGGACTGGATTGATAATTTCCTGGCGAAACACGCCGATTAATCAAGCCGCAGAGTAACCGCCGGAGGGCGGGCTGGTTCCTGGTCATTACTAACATGACTTGGAGGGTTCCATAATGGAAACCAATATAGCCAGTGGGAGTGCGCTTGCCGTCAAGAAATACAGCGTAGCGTTGTTTGCGCAGACGTTGCGTAATCCCAGTTTAATGCGGAACCTGACCGGTCCGGCACCGAAGATGGCTGATGCCCAGCGCAAGCTGAAAAATCAGACCAGCCCGAACATGCCGGTCGTGCGGGTGACCGATCTCAGTAAATCAGCAGGCGATCTCGTCTCGGTCGATGCCGTGGATATCATTGGCGGCAAACCGATCATGGGCGACCAGAATGCTGAAGGTAAGGGCGTCCCGCTCACCTTCTCCAGTATGGAAGTGAAAATTGATCTGGCCACCAAGCCGGTCAATGTGGGCGGTAAAATGACCCAGCAGCGGACCAAGCACAACCTGCGGCAGTTAGCGATGGCCAATCTGGGCGGCTACATGCCCCGGCTGGAATCGCAACTCTGCCTGGTACATCTGGCCGGAGGCCGTGGCACCCAGGTTGGTTATGACTGGGCCGTGCCGTTGGATTCGGATGCGGATTTCACTGATATTGTCATCAATGCGATCAACGCACCGACCTACAACCGGCATTTTGTCTGCGATCATGCGGGTGCGGAAACCGGCCTGATCCAGGGCGGGCAGCAAATCGACAACCTGACCAGTGACTGTTTCCCGAAACTGGAGCACGTGGATGTCATCGCCGATTACATTGACAATCTCTCGTTCCGGCCACAGCCGATCCGGATTGCCGATGACCCCGCCGCCGAAGACGAACCGCTGTATGTCATCCTGATGCCAGCCCGGTCGTACAACAAGATGAAGACCAATACCGCCAATCAGGTGTTGCGCACGTTCCAGCAGAATGCGTGGACCCGTGCCTCCTGGGGCTCCAAGCACCCGTTGTTCAAGGGTGAAGTGGGGATCTGGAACAACATTCTGGTAAAGAAGATTGACTTCTCGGTGCGTTGGACCGCCGATGGCGTCGTCACCTTGCCGTATAACACCAGCGCCAACACGGGCGGTGAAGAAACCGGTACCGCCACCGTGCCCAGTATTGCCGGGTACGTGATGGAGCGCAGTTTGCTGTTAGGGGCCCAGGCGCTGGCCAACGTGTATGGACGCAACCAGACGACCGATTATTACTACGGCTGGCTGGAACGCTGGTATAACTTTGAACGTAATCTGGAAATCGCCGCTGAAATCATGGGCGGGAAATCCAAGTTACGCTTCTCACCACCCGACGAGGATGGCACCCCGATTGCGACCGATCACGGTGTGATTGCGTTGGATTTCGTGGTTCCGGCATAACCGGTCGCTAACTGAGGAAATTACCATGGCAGAACATAAAGCAGTGGATTTGGCCAGTAAACTCCTGCACGTTGGCCCGTTTGGTGATGCGACCGTCGTGGACGGCTCCGTGACACCAAGCTCCGGCGCGTTGGCATCCGTGTACGTTCCGGTTCGCATCCCTGGCGGGGTGCGCCTGACCGGGCTTGAAATCGACAACGCCGATCTGGATAGCAATGTGTATCCGGATCTGGTCGTGAAAGCCGGTTACCGGCCCGTGGATGGCGTCTCGCCGGTGGCGGATGATGATTACTTTGGATCCGGACTGACAATACTTCAGTCCGCTGGCAGGAATCGGTTGTCGTTCGCGCCGATCACCTTCCAGAAAACCGTGGAAATCATCGTGACAGTGACTACCGCCGCCGCGACGTTTGCGGCTGGCCGGCTCACGGCCATCGCGGAGATGCAGAACTTGGGTGTGAAGTAAGTCTGACCAACACCGGGGCACCTTTCGGGGTGCCCCATTTTGAGAGGGTTGCTAATGGAAACCAATATTGGATCCGACAGCCCGGTTGCGGTCAAACACACCACAGCCGGGTACACAGGGCGCTACGGGCAGAAGAAGGGCGCCAAGCGGGCTTATGCTGCCGAGAAGCAGCGCAATCCCAAGGGGCGGATCAGTGGCCGCCGCTACGGGCCTCAACATAACGAGGAACCGGTCGATGGCCTGCCGATGCCACAGTCCATTTATTCGGATTTGAGTAAAATGGACGATGCCCAGTTGCGTCAGTACGCGCTGGCGAATTTTGGTCAGCGGTTCTCTGATAAGGAGAAGCGTGACAGTATCCTTACCAGCATCCGTAATATGGGCGGTGGCCGCGCTGGCGGATATGCCTGATCATGCCGGTCACCATCCAGAATGTTCTGGATCTGGCCCGCGAGACACTGAATGACGATCCACCTGTCCGCTGGCCAGATACGGAGTGCCTGAAATACGCCCAGGATGCCCTGGACGCCGTGTATTCCTTGCGCCCGGATTTATTTCACGGGCAATTCACTACCTTTGACAGCAGCACCCTGACCCTGTTGAGTAATTTCCCATTGTCTGGCCGTTTGCGTCGGCGCGTGGCGGATTATATTATCATGCGCTGCGAGACCAAGGATGATGAGCAGGTGGTCAATCAGCGGGTGACCGTGGCCTATCAGTTTTTTAAGGAGCAACTAGCATAATGGCGAAAATTATTTTAATTGGGCTGATTTTTACCATTATCGCCACCCCGCTGGCAACCGCTGAGGACATGATTGAATTTCCTACCGTGTATGGCGTGGGCAAGCGGCAGATACTGGAGCAATCCGGCGCATTAATTCCCTCAGCTTACCACGATCTGAATACCCGCTATTACCGCCACTGTGAATCAGCCCACTTGCCGAGTGATGCGACGGCGCAATTTTGCCGGTATTACCCGGTACGTAAGGATGGCATTACCCAATTGGCCCCCTGTCAACTGGTTCGACCGCTGGAATGCGCCCATGAACCTGACTGATTTTTATAATTATATTTTGATTGATGTGCGCGACCTGCCATTGGGCGTGGCGCAACAGGAAATACGTAACGCCTGCGTGGATTTTTCTGAGGACAGCCTGGCGATTACGGAACAGCTTACCCCGATTAATGTCATCGCGGAAACGCACACCTACGCGATTGCGCCGGACGTTGACCCCACCAATTACCGCATCGTGGATATTCTGGTGGGACAAATTGAAGGCCAGGCCAGACCCATGACGCCATCCAGCGAAGCCGTACTAGACACCTTGTACTCCGATTGGCGCACCACCGGACGCGGTACCCCAGGTTATTATCTCAGCAATCTGGATCGGAGTAACATCCGGTTGGTGTTGACGCCTGGCGTCTCGATCACGGCTGGCTTGCTGGTTAAAGTGGCACTGGCGCCCAAGCGGAGTTCATCCATTGTTCCGGACGTGTTGCTGGAACGCTATGTCGATGCGATTACGCACCGCACCAAACATCGTTGCTATATGATGAAGGACAAGCCCTGGTCCAGCCCAGATCTGGCCACCTGGCACTTGCAACAATACAACAGCATGGTGGGCAGCGTAGATATACAAGCGGCACAAGGCTTTGCCCGTGCCCGGCTCCGGGTGGTGGCCTACTGCAAATGATGGGGCCGATTAAACTGGAGAACTTCATGGGCATGATGCCCAAGCGGGACAAACGCCTGTTGCCTGGTCTGCACGCCCAGTTTGCCGCCAACTGCAAGTTGTGGAGCGGTGCGATTGATCCATTACGCCAGCCATTGGCCGTGTTTATTCCGAGCAAGTCCGCTGTCATTTCCATGTTTCGCATGGATGATGGCATTGGTGGATCGGATTTCTGGGCGACGTGGCCATTTGATGTGGATGTCATTCGCGGGGCGGTCGTAGATACCCGCCAGCGCATTTATTATACCGGGGAATATGAGCCACGGGTTGCCACGTTTGAAATGATGGCGACAGGCGTAGATCTGGTCAGTGGCGGGGACAACTATCCGGTCGGGTTTGGCAATACTGGCACGGATTATCCGCTGGCCTTTTATGCACTGGGCGTCCCCAATCCACCTACCCGTGGCCGGGTGACCAGCATTACCGGGGGTGTCGCCGCCGATGTCACCCGTGCCTATCTCTATACCTTCCGCGATGCGTGGGGGCAGGAGTCAGGACCCGCGCCGCCGTTTACCTTTACCGGAGCCCCGGACGGCACTTGGAACCTGGAATTGCCGGATACCGGGTTCATCAATACCGGTGGCATTGTGCAAGCGGTTCATACCAGTGGGGTTGTAACTGTTTATACTGATTCGGTAAATTTCCTGCGTGCCGGGCACCGGATCACGATGGCCAATATTGTTGGGATGACCGATCTCAATGCTGAATTCACCGTCGCCAGTGCGATCAATATCAGTTATCGCACGGTCACCAGGGAACGTACTACTAACGTAGTGATCCTGGAACTGGAAAACACCGAAAATCTGGTGGCTGGTCAGTTTATTACCGTGAGCGTGGTGGGTGGCAGTGATTATAACGGCACCGTGACACTGGATGCTGTGGATCACGATGCCAAGACCATTACCTATACGCAAACCGGAGGCGATGAAGTCAATACGGCTGATACGGCTGGCATTGTACAACTGGGACTGTTCACGGTTGCCCTGACGACGGCCCAATCCTATACCAGCGATGGCGACTGGACCAGGGAAGCGCCATGGAATGTGACTGGGCTCAAAAAGGTCATTTACCGGACGGTGACCGGCAATATCCAGACTGAATTCGAGTATGTGGGTGAAACTGGCGCCGCGACCACGACCTTTGCTGATGATCTCTTAGACACTGATCCACGGCTCGGATTAAAGGGTAATCTGGTCACCGAGGGTTACGATGTGCCGGACGGCCTGATGCACAGTATTACCGCCATGGCCAACGGCATGACCGCAGGCGCCGTGGAGAATGAGGTCGTTTTTGCAGAGCAATATAAACCGTATGCCTGGAAGTTGGTCAATCGTCAGTTGATGAACAATATTGTCCGTGGGCTGGCAGCGTTCGGGGAAGGGCAGTCTCTGGCCGTGATGACCAAAGCCTTGCCGTCCATTCTGACCGGCGTTACGCCCGGTACCGTCACCGGCGATGACGTGGAAAGTGTTGCGCCCTGTATTTCCAAGCGCGGCATCCAGTCCCTGGGGTTTGCCGTGGTTTATCCCTCGGATTTTGGGTTGATGATGATTCAACCAGGCGGTGTGGCGGACAACCTGACCAAGGAGTATTACACCCGGGATGAATGGAAAAAATTTGCCAATGGCGGCAATTTTGCCTCCTCGATGCTCTATGACAACCGCTATTATGCGTTCTGGATCAATGCCAACGGCAACGGTGAATGTTTGATATTTGATCCGAATAACCTCAGTTCCGTGGTCACGCAGGCCGTGCAGAATGTGGATGGCGCCTGGCATGACCCGGAAACCGGTACTGCCTATGTGATTGATACGGATCAGAATGTCAGTCAGTGGGATGCGCACCCGGCACTGCGCATGACGTATGAGTGGACCAGCCCGCAAATCAAGGTGCCGAAGCCCTGTAACTTCGGTGCCGGACGGGTTGAGGGTGAATTCGATATTGATCAAGACGAAAGCGCTGCGATTGTTACTGAAAATGCCACCCGGATAGCCCGCAATGCCATTGTGATCGGCACCATTACCGCCAATCCGTTCCGTGCCATCCTGCGCGGTGCCATGGGTAGTGGTGTGGCGGTGATGACGTTCAAGGATGATACATTAACTGACCGGGAGACGGTTGAAATGGCAGGGACGATTCTGGAAAATCTGGTGGATGCCCAGAACCAGTTTATCCAGTTTGAAATGCACGGGAACGAGCAGGAAAATAATGCCATCGTCCTGCGCCACGCTGAATCACTGATTAAGACCGGATCCTTCCGGATGCCGGGCGGCTACAAGAGTGACGAATATGAGTTTACACTGACCGGCAATGTGCGTACCCGACTGGCGGCTGCCAGTGAAACCATGAAAGCCCTGGAGCGGATATGAGCCACGACAAGCCCAGTTTACCGAAACCTGCCGATCCGACCTTCGGGCAGAAGATCAAGCAATGTCTTGAGCGGGTGATGGGGATTCGCGGCGGATCAGTCAGTCAGATTACTGCGCTGGAAAGTGATGCGTTGACTGTTGCCCCGGATGAGAATGATTATAATGCGTTGCGCAACGATGTGGAGCGGTTACGAGTGACCTTAAACCAGTTACTGGATCAAGTCCAGGCTGGCCACGGAGGATAATATGGCGAAAGATGTACAGTATTCCGATAATGCCGAAGCCCTGCTGACGACCAACGTCAACAACAGCGACGATCCGGTGTCTTTCAGTGTGACGGCAGGCGCCGGCGCCAAATTCCCGGCCTTGACCGGCAATCAGTGGTATCCGGTAGTGTTGGTAGACAGTTCCGGGAACTACGAGAAACTGAAAGTCACGGCCAGGACCACAGATAGCATGACCGCCGACCGCGCCCAGGGCGGCACTACCAAGAAAGCCTTTGCCATCGGCGATGCCGTGTATCTTGCTATGACCAAGGAGTTCATGGATGAGTTTGTAGGCAATCAGGAATTGCAATCGGATGTGAGCGATTGGGCGATTGCTGGCGGCACGGCTGACGCGATTACCGCTATATTTATACCCACAATCACGGCGTTGGTGAATGGCCAGGATTTCAATGTCCGGGCGGGCGCGGCCAACGAGACCACAACGCCCACCTTTTCACCGGATGAATTGCCAGCACGCACCATCACCAAGAACGGCGGCCTGGCACTGGCCGTGGGTGATATTCCCGGTGCTGGCTATGAAATGATCCTGCGTTACGATTCAGGGAATACCCGGTATGAATTGCTGAACCCGGCCACGGTGACACTGACCGCCGAACAGTTGAATATTTTTGGGCGGATCCAGAACCTGGGTCTGGCCTTCTCGGTAGCAACAAATGCCCTGACGGCTGCTGTTAAAACTGCGGCTGGTGCCGATGCCAGTGCCGCCAGCCCGATCAAGGCTGCCCTGCGCCATGCCACCGTCACGAATGGCACCTTTAATGTCAGGACACTGACCGCCGCCCTTGGTCTGGTGGTGTCCAGCGGCTCTACATTGGGGCACCGGGATGCCGAGGCCGGGTTCCTGTACTGGTACCTGATCGATAATGCCGGCACGCTTGAACTGGCGGTCTCCAACCGGTATTTCGGGAATTACGGCATTGTCAGCACCACTGCCGAAGGTGGTATCGGTGGTGCGGACAGCCCGACCGTCATGTATTCCGCCGCCGTCCGCACCAATGTACCCTTTATCTGTATTGGCAGAACCACCGATACACAGACCACTGCAGGCACCTGGGCTACGGGACCAGGCAAGGTGGAACTGTGGCCGTTTGATAACAGCACGCTAATCCCTTTGCATCACGGCGTAAACAGCAGTGCTTTTACTCCTGAACCCAGTATGGGCGCACGTCAGACGGTCATTAACGGCGGCGCGTTTCAGTGGAACCCGCCAACCGAGATCGGGGACTTCATTATTACGGTAATTAATAATGCCAGCGCCGGGAACATTACCGATGGCGGGTTTGATGAAATCATTGGCGATATCGGCTCCCTCACGGATACCACGGACGGCAACGTGTTCGAGTATTGCATCAGCAACAGCGGCGTTGAAACCACATTGCAGATCCGGGCCAGCGAGAACAATACCTGATGGATTGTAACCAGCACATTCAGCGCATTATCGCCGCCAAACGCAGAGGCCAGCAAAGGAATATAGAAGTTACGTTTATTAATCATGCTTCCAGTAATGCTAATCTGGCGACATACGACTTCGGCGATTTCACTGTCGCAGAAGATGGCTTGTTAGTCGCTCTGTTTTTGGCACGGGGGAACAATGCCCAAACAGTCCCCAGCTTTTCCATTGGAGGGGTTTCTGCAACTATACATCACTCCAATCCGAATGATCTTGATAAAAGGGCTATCGCCTCGAAAGAAGTGACTGCTGGAGATCACAATGTCACGGTGGCATTAAGCGGTAATAATGGCAATGGTCCGGGTGTGGGTGTGGGTGTTTATTTAATCACGGGTTACACCAGCACGACCCCGGTTGATGCGGACAGTTTAAATGCAGAATCAACGTCTCTTGCGCTGCAAATCAACACTGGTACGAATGGTGTGAGTGTATTCGGTGCAATGACGCTATCCATATTAACTATTGAATCATGGAGTGAAGCTATTGAATCAATCAACCAGCAAATTTCCCTGATTGATTACGCATTTAGTTACAAGCTGACCGCCATTGCGGAAACACCGGACACTGAAACTGTGACCTTCGACGGACCGAGTGCAAGGAACCTAATAATTGGCGGGAACTGGACATAAATGATGGTGATTTATATTGGAGTAATGATATGGACTTGAATATGCTAATTACTATCGGTGTCTTGATTATATCTGGTATTAATCTGATCATGCTCTTGCGCCTGAAAACCGTAAAGCTGGAATCAGAACTCGATTTAATGCGACTGGAGAAGCAACTGACTGAAATCATCAACGGTAAATATGTTCGTAAAGAACATGCCGATCAGTTATTGAGGGAATTGGATGAACGTATAAATCGGCTTGATCATGAAATAAATGATAAGCATGGTGGCGTCAGAAAACGTATACATGATATGGCCGACAGGTTGAATATTTTATGGATTAAATCAGAATTATGAATGAGAAAACTCACATAATCGAACAGGAATTGCTGGGCTATGCGCTGCAAAGCAACCAGCCTGCGATTGAAATGTGCAACAGTTTTTTCCAGGTGAGCCAGACGTGGGATGATCTGGCGGACAAGGATCAAGACGTGACCGCGCAGCAGGTCAATAAAATGGTGGTGACGGTGCTGGAGATTTGCAATATGAGCCCGTTTTACCGGCAATACAATTATTATCTGTTCCCGGTAATCATGGATGGGATTATTGACTGGATGAACGCCAACGACCTGGAGCACAGCCAGAGTGCAGATGACAGGATAATTGCATATACTTTGCGGGACAGCTTTAACAGTCTGGTGACGCATTGTGCGTACCTGATCGGCGGGTTTGACTGGATGAACGAAGTCCGGATGCAGGTATTACGGGTGGCCTATGACGAACCATTACAGGATTATCTGGAGGGTTTGCAGCGATGAGTATTGGTAGCCAAACCAGCGGCGGTGGCGGCGCTCCAGCAAAAGCCCAAGTCGCTATCGGGCACGGCCAGTTATCCAGCGCCCAGGACTTAGCACGGGTCAATTTTGGTCTGACCCAGCCGCTGGCCGACGCCTTTACCGGTGCCATGACCCAGAACCTGGACTTTGCGCGGACAGAAGATGCCCGTCATAAAGGGTTGTATTCCCCCATGGAGAACCTGCAGGCACTGGATGCCATGGGCTTCTCCTGGCTCAATGAAGACGCCCAGAACCAGATCCTGCAATCCCAGTTCGGCCATGAACTGACCTCGCTCGAAGACGCCTTTAACCGCAAATTGTCCGACATGAACCTGTCCTACCAGCGGGCGGGCGATAACCCATTGCCGGCAAAATATGATAGTAAAGGTAAACCGATTACCGGGCAAACAACTGATAAGCTGAAAGGCACTACTGGGACGCAATCTACGCGACCAAGAGCTAGTAATTTGGCTGGTTTTGGTTATCAAGGAACGAGTGTGGGTATGGGGCCTCCTGCCTCGCCAGTCACCTCAGAAGCGGACAGACTGGATCCGACCTATCAGGAAAAACTGGATGCGGAATACGCCCGTAACCAGACCGCCGCCCAGGAAGAATTTGAACTCCAGAAAGGCCAGCTTGAACGTAACCAGTTGTATGCGCAGGAACTGTCCGGCATCACCCGATCCGCAGAAACCGCTGCCGAAGGCCGTGCCATGGCCGACGTGCGTGCTGCGGAAAACCGGCATCGGAATACACTGGCCACAGAAGCTGGCCGGATGGGCATTGATCCATCACGCCTGATGATGCAGTCCGCCGCCAATGCGCCGGGGATTGTGGCGCAGGCCGTGGGTGCCGGGAACCAAGCCCGGTTCGGGATCCGGGATCAGCGTACTGCCGGGATCGGCAATACCGTGAACCAGGGCAATACCGCCAATCAACTGGCGATCAGCCGCTACGGGGCGGGTGGTAATGCGGGTACTACTGCCGCCAATATTATCAGTGGTGCCCTGAATACCGGCATCCAGGCACCCACTACCGCTAGTTCCTTCTATGGTACCGGGGTCAGTGGCATGAATGCGGCCAACCCGCCACAAGCCAACCCAGTTACGGATATTCTCGGCACTGGACTTGGAATATGGGCTGGTGCCGGCTTTCCTGGAATCTCGGATCCGAAAAAGAAAAAGAAGAAACAGAAGGCCGACACGCCGGAAACGCTGGAAATGGTCAAGAACATGGATACGGACAGTTGGGAATACACGGATGCGGCCATGCAGGAAGCACCTGGAATGACCCCACCTGGGCGTCATGTGGGCCCGTATGCCGACCAGATGCAGGACATGGGCTTGTCTGATGGCCAGACAGTCAACCCGAATGACACGGCAGGTCTCGCCCTGGCCGGCGTGAAACAACTGGCCAAAGACATGGATCAGATCAAGCAGGCACTGGGCATCCCGGCACCACAGATGAGGGCGGCATAATGGCCTCTTTTTCAGACAGTTTATTAAAAGGCTACCAGTTTGGGGCGCTGGGGAGAAAAACCAGTGACGAACGAAAAACCCGTGAACAACAGGAACTGGATCGGCAGGAAGACCGCAAACGCCGGGTAGAGCAGGAAGACCAGGCACTCGCTGATCAGGAGTTGTTTACCGATTTCACGTCCAATTTGTTCAAGGGCACTCCTGCACATTCACCCGATTCCACCGGTATGGCCAAGAGTAATTACGTGGGTCAACTGAATGGGTCGATACATAATGGCTTCCAGATGTTGTCAGATGAAAAATATGGCCGAATAGCGGCCAAGGGCTTTGACTCACTGACGGCGCTCATCGGGACGATCCCGCAGTATGAGAACCAACTCTATAGCGAATACATGAACACTAATGCGCCACACATCAAGAACGTATTATCCAGCAGTAACAATACGGTGAGAACCCAAGCATTGCACCAGTTGCTGGAAGGACTGCCGGATGGTGGTACCTATAAGGATGTTGTAATCGACGACAAGGTGGCCAAATGGACGGATGCTGACACTGGCGAAACCGAAGAAATCCCGATAGACGAATTACCAGATTTCATTCAAACCAGCTTGTCCAGCCCGACCAATATGAGCAAGCTCCTGTCGGATCGAATCCAGGCGCGAATTGAAAATGCCAAGGAAAATAATAAATATCTCAGGACTCAGCGGGGTGAACTGGCCAAAGAGAACCGGGCAGAACAGCACCAGATAGCCCAGGATCGACGCAAATACATGGCTGATGCCGGTAAGGACTATGACAAACAAGTGCGTGAAGGGTATATCGACCCTGCCACCATGCCGAAAGATCAATTCCTGCAACTGGCTGGACAAAATGTTGAGGCCGCTTACGGGATCACGCAGCCGAATGGTGGGCTGGGAGCAGGGAGTGTGCTGGACGTGGAGATCATGGATGCGCCAGAAGGTGATGGTATGGGCATGACCCAGACACCGCCGCCACAACAGCCAATCCCTGCAGGTGCGATTGATGAAAGTGGTGCTACTGGTGCCACACCGCCACCGCGTTTGGGTGGATCTCCTGCGGCTGGGATGCCACCGCCACAACAACCCATGGATCCAAACCAGCCGGTTCCGGGTAACATTAATGTGCTGCCATCCACGTCGGAAAAAGTCTGGGATTTTATGAAAAACGCCGGTGGTGCATCTATGGAAGGACTTGGCCAAGCAGGCAGTAATGTCCAATCATGGGTTCAGACGCCACAAGAATTACAGGCAGAACAGGTCAATACGCTGCTGCGCCCGGCTCTTGGTAAAAGCAGTAACCTGACACCGCAGGAGGCAGAGGCTATTGTAAATTATGGCGGTATGAATGATCAGGAATTGCTGGCTATTGGTATGAACCCCAATGAGATACAGCGATTACGCCAGTATTATGAGGTATTGAATAAACAAGGCCGGCAACCAATCAACTACGGTGGTGGTACAAGCATGACCGGAATGCCACCGCCCCAGTCGAGGTAAACATGGCGAAAGTCCAAGTTCTGGGCCAGTTTGATGACGGCGCCAATTACGCCACGGACGGCAACGAGATATTCCAACTGGTCGAAAATAACGGCCAGTACAAGGCCACCCGCATAGACCCGGCCAAACAGCAGCGCATCCGTAGCGTTCTCCAGTCGCAGCAACAAGCGCGTGGACTGCCAGCACAGGATCAAAAAGAACAACAAATCCAGACATTAGCGCGGGAGGAAAATCGTCCTGTAGGCTCACCAGGATTTGTAGGTGGTGCAGTTGATTTGGCGCGTGGCGTTGGGCGTGGCGTGGTATCCACGTTGCCGCAAATGACAGGACAAACCCTCCAGTTTTTTGACCAGCCAGGGGGTAGTGACACAGCGCGTGATTTTGGCAAGAAACTGGAGACTTTTTCACATGATGTGCTGGAAAAACTCCCTTGGCTCAAGGCATCAGCGCGTGAACTGGTCGAGGCTGAAACCAATCCTCTGGGGGTACGTGGGGCTGCTGGCATGGGTGGTGAAATGCTGGCACCTTCCATGGGACCGGCACTCACTGGTGCTGCAATCGGCACGGCCATTATGCCAGGGCCAGGCACGGCTGTTGGCGGTGCCGTAGGATTTTTGGCCTCACTGCCATTATTCTTCGGTGCCGAAGCAGAAGAAACCTATCGGGCAGGTTTAGAGAAAGGGATAAATCCAGAAGTCGCCTATAATGCCGCTCTGACTAATGGATCCGTGGAAGCTGGCGGCGAATTATTGGCTGATTTGGTGACTTGGCGCCTGTTCCGGTTTATGCCGAAACCCGTGCGCGATAATTTAATACAGTCCATGATGAAAGGATTACGTCCTGCCGGGGAGATGGTCAAGGATTTCGGGATTATCACTGCTGCACAGGTCGGCACTGAATTAGGTCAGGGCTATATACAACAAAAGGTGCGGGCAGATGTAGGGATAGACGAAGAACAACCGGACTGGGATTCGGTTAAACCCATTATCATGCCGACCATCATATTATCCGTGTTGACATTCGGTACTGGTGAAACGGTAGGTGGTTTTAACCGGCGTATTCTGGCAAAAACACTGGCGGATCCAGAGACTTCGCCAGAGAGCCGTGCGAATGCAGTAGAAACTGTCTATAACGAGGCCGCTAAAGTTGATCCTGAATTAGCGCAACAGTGGCTGCTGTATACAGAACCATTATTGCGTGCGAACCAGCCCATCGTTGCAGATACTATCGAAGACAAGGATTTAAGAGATTTGCCCCCCAGAACGGATCAAACTGAAGGACAGCCGCAACATGTTGAAATAAAACAGGAAACACTACAAACAGCCGCACCGGAATCAGAGTTGCCCCCCGTCCCCACCCAAACTGAGGAGGAGGCGCCGCTTAAAAGTCACGTTGAACAGAAAATTAAGGCCATCCAGGAGCGCGTAGATCGTGGCGAAGCCTATACCGGCAAGGTCAAAGCCGAACTTGGTGGGCTGGGCTTTGAAGCGGTCACGACAGACGACGGATTAAAATTTGCAGTAACATTGGGTGAAGGCGCAACACCGCAGGCCATCCGTGCCGCAAGACGGGTCGCAGGGTTCCAGAACGACACGGAGAATGACCGGATCCTGTATCCGCCAGAAAAAGCCGAGCGGGTCATCAAGGCCATCCGGAAACACCTGCCAAAACAGAAAACAGAGACACAGGCTGGGGCAGCAGTGGACAAGCAGGGACCCGTCCTGTATCAGGACGTGCAAAAAGCGCGGGAGGCGTTTGAAAAAAGCGGACTGGCGGCGGACGAGAAAACCCTGATCGAGAAGCAGATCGCGTTCACGGGATTTCGTCGTACCGCCCGTGCCGCTAAAGGCCAGGACACGGCCAATCTGGATCAATATCTGGAAGAACGCCGTGCCAAACTGGCCAGTATTGGTCAGGTGAAGCACCCGCAGGCGACCAAGAAAGCCCGGTTCGGCACACAGCCGAGCCCGGTCAAACGCAGAGGTAAAGCCAATGCCAAAACAGTACGAGGCGATACGGGACAAGTTCCTGGGGTAGGGGTTGCCGCCCCCGAAGGCCAAGGAGAAGGCGGCGAAGATTTACAACTCGATAAGGCGGGAGAAACCGGGACTGCCGCCGCTGACACATCACAAGAAAAAATAACGCTTCCGGGTGGCTGGGAAGAAGGCAGCCCAGGCGGTATTGCCACCAATAAGGACGAAAAAACCGGTGGTATTGTTGACAGCGAGATCAAGTCCGGGAAATGGTTTGTGGTTGCGAACGATGAACGGATCGGCACGCTGGAAGGCTTTAATTCCAGGGCTGAAGCGCTGGCGGCATTACAAGATAAAATCCAATCTGTTACACCGGTAGATGTTACTGCTGGCAAGGGCATAGACGATAAGAAGAAAAAGAAGAAAGGGAAGGCTGTTACACCGCCTGAACCGCCTGCCGAAGAACTCGTAGAGGGCAAAAAACCTGCCCCGGAAACACCGACACTGACCCAACTGGTGGAACAGGAACGCATCAAGGAATCTGCCCTGAGAGCCATCAAGAAACTGGATGCCACCGAGGATCCAGGTTTATATGCCAAACTGTCGGCCATATTTGACCACTACGAAAAACAAGTCACAGAGCAGGAAGCTGTCCCGGCTCAAGATATCGGCGAGGCTTTCCTGGCGGACGAGCGTTATCTATCGCTGGATGACTTGCTGGCGATCTATGCCACCCTGCCGGAGTCCATACTGGCGGGTGCCGATGAGGATTTCAAGTTTACCACTGAGCAGAACCAGGTGCAGGCCATCTTTACCCATCCTGACCTGGGTGATATCAATGTGAACGTGATGGCCACCGTACAGGAGACTGGCGAAACGGTACAATACCAGGAACAGGCGGACGTGGCGTTGCGTGAAAATGAAGACCAGTTGACATTGGCGAGACAACTATTGGCGTGCTTACGATCATGAACACAGGCCGGGTGATTACCCAACAAGAGGCATTCAGGAAACAGGCACGCCATGCTGATGGGAAACGGGTGGTGCCGAGGAAACCGGAGCCCACCACGGACGAGCAGCAACTAACGGCACTGCAAGATATTGCTGTTAAGCTGGATAAGCTGAATTCGGTAAACAACAACAGGGAATTGCAGCAGGTTGTGACCGAATTGCGGCAACAAACATTGTCTGTCATTGAAATAGTCCAGGCACAACAGAACGCCATGAAAGCCATGATGCAGCACACGAACAGTGCCGGTATGAAAATCACCGTCACCGAGCGTGACAGCCAGCACCGCATTCAGTCGGTATTGATTATGCCGTTAATAACATGAGGGTTTGAATATGCAAATCAAAGTACTTGAAGATAAATTTCTGGATGGCAGGGATGAATTTCTTAAAGACGAAATTCGTACGGTGGAGGATGAGCGTGGCCGCCGCTTTGTCGAGTACGGCTGGGCTGAGGATGTGGCTGGAGTCGTTAAGACCGGTGATCGGCAGAAAGTGCAACATTCGCTGGATATCCAAAATTCGACGCTGGGCGTCACCGATAAGGTAGGGGGTTGATATGACTAAAACTGTACACGACAACGTACTCGACGGGGCGTTTGATGTGCTGGATCAGGCGGATTTAATGACCGTTTGTAGCGCCGAACCGACGACCTACACCGAGGCCATCACGACCTTTAAGCTGGCGGACATCGCCACGACGCCGGATACCGATTTTACCAAGGCCAACGGTGATACCAGCGGCCGCAAGGTGACGGTCGCGGCCAAGTCGTCTGTAGCGGTAGACACTACCGGCACAGCTCTATTTATTGCCCTGACCCGATCCACTGGCAGCTTGCTCTATTACGTGACGACCTGTACTTCGCAGCCACTAACATCAGGAAATACGGTGAATTTTCCCCAATGGGATATAGAAATTTTAGATCCCACATAATTGATTAATAAGGATATTATACTATGCCACTTATTGATCTGGCCGGTAATAAATACGGAAGGTTGACCGCTGTTAGTCGTGGCCGCACAAAACAACGCATTAAGGGAACTGAGGTTTATTGGAAATGTGTTTGTGATTGCGGCAATGAACATGAAGTTAGTGGAAGAAATCTAAGGTCTGGCGAGTCACAGTCTTGTGGTTGCATAGTACGTGGCCCCAAGCCAACTGTCCAAGCCGCTATTAATGAACTTTATTCTTTGTACCAAACACGGGCACGGAGAAAGGGTTACCCATTTTCACTAACAAAAGAACAATTTAAAATCCTGATCGATGGACATTGTTTCTATTGCGGAATGTCTCCGTATCAAATATGCCGTCGTGAACGTACAAGCACTATTTCATATACATATAACGGAATTGATCGTGTCAACAATTCTTCTGGGTATGTTGCCGATAACGTAGTTTCATGTTGCGGCATTTGTAACAAAGCAAAGAACACAATGTCACAGGATGAATTTTATGCCTGGATAAAACGTGTTCATAAACTAAAACTTGAAATTCTGGCTCCGACCTGATGGCGCGTAAATTTCCACCCCGAGTAAAGGTTGCTACAGCCACGACTGGCACCGGCACAGTGACGCTGGGTGCCGCTGATTCCGGGTTTCAGGTCATGCCTGCGGCATTGGATGGTGAAACAGTTGATTATGCCATTACCGATGGCACTGCGTGGGAGGAAGGTTCTGGTGTTTATACGCACACCGGCACGACACTGACCCGTAACCTGATCGCCTCCAGTACTGGATCATTACTTGACTTGTCCGGTAGTGCAAAAGTTTTCAGCACGATTTCATCGCAGTCTGCGGAAAAAGTTGATGCAGGAACGCCTCTCGCGGCAATCATCCCCTATGGAGGGTCTACCGCACCCTCGCTCTGGTTGTTATGTTTCGGGCAGAATGTCAGTCGCACGACCTACGCCGCTCTCTTTGCTGTTATAAGCACTACTTATGGTGTTGGTGATGGGTCAACAACCTTCGGTATTCCTGATCTACGTGGCAGGGTGGTTGCTGGTCAGGATGATATGGGTGGAACCAGTGCAGATAGATTGACAGGATTGACTGATGGTGTCGATGGGGATGTACTGGGTGGCACTGGTGGTACAGAAAGTCACGTTCTGACTGTAGCGCAATTAGCAGCACATACTCATACTATACCAACCAGATCACAGACCACAGGTAATGCAGTTATTTCTCAAAATGCGGTAACAACGACCAGCACCATAACTAGCAACTCGACTGGTGGCGATGCGGCGCACAACAATGTTCAGCCAACTATTATTTTGAATTACATTATTTTCGCCGGAGTGTGATTATGATAAAAGTCGAACGCGAAACAATTAATAAACTGGATTACGATCTGGACGTGGCAGTGGCAGCTTTCAGCGTAGAAAAAGAAGCGCACAAACTGACTGAAAATGTCCCAGCGCCTACTGCTACACCATTAGTAGAGGCCATTTACAATAATGGCGGCTATGAGATTATTGAAGGTGAGACCGGATTACCGGAAACGAGTGAAATATCTTTAACGAATAGAGTAGCAACACTTGAGAGTAATTATAACGATATAGCTGCAAGAGTTGAAAAACTTGAGAGCAGATAATGCTTGGATTTCATAGTATATCCGAAGCGCCGGTATCGGCACTGGCGCAAACGGTTGTTGATCTGGTCATTCAGAACGCCAGCCACAGCCACGAAGCCGATAACCTCACGCTGACGCAACTTCACGTCCTGACCGTACAGGATGCAGAACACAGCCATGTTGCGGACAATCTCACGCTAACGCAGTTGCACCTGTTAAATATTGATGACGCCGTTCACGGGCATACGGCAGATAATCTGGTATTAACGCAGGCCCATGTTCTTGTCGTTCAGGACGCGCTGCACAGCCACACGGCTGACAATCTGGATCTGAC